TCAATTCACCTCACTCCAATTTCTTTGAGACTCTTTTTGCAGTGAATCCAACCAAACTGCAACATCCGTTAAGTTTACAAAGTATTCAGATTTATTGCCATCCACCTTAAATGCCGGAAAAGGTAGTTTACATTTAGCTGCTCGTTGTTTTGCAGCTGCCATATCTAAATGTGGCATGTAATCTTCCACAATATCTTTTAAGGCAACAACAGGTCTTTTATAACGCAGAATCAACATCATTGATGTGTCGATTTGGTCATTTCGATTGATAGCTACTCCCATTATTCATCCTCCAGAAAATCATCAATATCAAAACGCCATTTTTCAATTTGACCTTTTTCATCAATATTCATAATGATGTAATCGCCATAACCATTTTCAGCAGGACACAGCGTTTTAGGGACATATCCATCATCTTGGGATTTAATGGTATTGCCAATTGAATCTACCAACTCCCAACCACAGCCATCAGCTACTTTAAAGTGGATACTTGCAGTTTTCCCAATTTCCCAGTTCTCAATAATTCCAGTAGCAACATTAATGACTGGACACCATAAATCACCATTTTTACAAGGTGTTCTGTCTCCACTATCAGTATCTTCAATACCATTAATTGTAGAATCTTCCCAATATCGAACAGATGCTTTTACAATCACCTTTGCTGGTACCTTTGGTGTTGCACGTGCTATCCAAGATTTTTCGCTTACTTCAAACTCTCGATCTATTTGAGGGTTTTGTTTTAATAGGAAGTCGGCTGGCAAGTTATTTTGCTGAATAAAATAATTAAGATGTGCTTTAAGCTCACTTTCTAAATCAAAATTTACATTTGCTTTCATCACGCCACCATTAAATAGTTAAAATTTTTACTACGAGCTACTTCAACTCTTGCTTCGCGCTCTAAGCCGACTAAAAACTCTCGATATCCGTTTAAGTAGCATCCACAAAATTGCTTGAATTTTCGCTGACATGCTTCATTCTTCAAATAATCTTGCTGCTTTCGGCCTTTGTGGCAGAATATTTTGAGAACACTATCGCCACGACGCATAACCACAGCATCTTTTTTCACTTGTGGCCTGTATCCATCACAGTACAACCAGTAAGTGAATAAGTTTGTAAATCGGCAAGGTAGGCGAGTGATCATGTTGCTACCTCAGCTTGAGTGTTATATCCAATCTTTTTAAATAGTGGGTTCAATGCAGAAATATCTAACTGCTTTTTAGCTCGAGTAGCAGCAACATATAAAAGTCGAGCTTCATCTTCGGTTAGGATTTTTTCACCAGGTGCAGCAGCTTCTTTATAAAAGAAATCACCACCAAGTTTGACCTTGTTAAACTCCAAGCCTTTAGACTTATGAGCTGTGGTCACAATGCAGTCATAATCACTAGAATTACTTTTTAGTAATGAGCTGATTAAAGCTTCTTCACCCACTTTATTGATTAGGCTAACAAGTGCTTTTAAGTCATTTCCTGAAACTTCTTCGGTATATTCAATGACTTCTTCCCAATTGCTAAAGCCTTCAAATACACTTCCATCGTGGACTTTTATTCCAGATTTAACTTTTTTGGCATCTTCAATGTTTTTTAATAAAGAACCTGTATCAACTTCCAAACGTGGTTCACGTCCAATTTTTACCAGCTCAACCATGTTGGAAAGGGCAGCAGCATTGGTACGATAGATAAATGCATCTGCAACCATATCGGTGACTTCACCAACATTGGAGTCAATTTGTTCAAAACCACGTAATGGAATTTCTTCATCCAAAACATTGAACAAAATTTTATTCGCAAGATCAGCAATGTTTTCACCAAAACGGAATGATTGACTTAAACGTGTTTCAGCAATATCTAGGGATTGCATCGCATTGACAGCACCACGAAACGCATAGATTTGCTGGTGACGATCACCCACATAAATTACCTGAGCACGTTGCTTACTCAAAACATTCAACATAATAGGATCAGCATCTTGTGCTTCATCAAATAAAATAAAGTCAGCATTAATCACTGGATTGCTCAATGCCCAATATTTTAGGTAATGGTCATGTTCGAGACGGTTAATACCAGCAGGATTTAAAATGTCATTCCAGTAATCATGTGCCTTAGGTAAAAGGATATTTGCCAATTCAGCACGATATGTATCATCCATCCAATCAGGTAAAGCAGCGTAAACTTGTGATAGTTGAATTTCGCTGTAATTAGAACGGCAGAAATAACCAACGGCATTCATCATAGATGTGGCCATACGTTTTGAATTAAATAAACGCTTCTGGTCATCCTCACCACGTTGTTTAACCAATGCCACTGGTACTTGATAATTCTCAAGATCATGGCGAGATGCCAATTGGTTTGACATCAAGCGACGATTTTTTAATTTATTAGTCAGCCAGCGTGGAACAGAGTTATAAGCTAGGCTGTGAAATGTTTTGCACTTAACATTATGGTTAAATTTAGACTGTGCTTCTGTTGCAATAGCCTTGTTAAATGCCAAGTACATGCCATGTTGATGATGCTTTGCATTACCAATCAGTTTAAGGGTAGAAGTCTTACCAGCACCGGCGTATGCGGTCACTTTACAAGACTGACCATGTAATGCCATATCAATGGCATGTTGTTGTTCAATAGTTGGATTCATATTTCTATCTCACTATTGGTACCCTCATGTGTGAGGGCACCACATGCCAAAGTTATGCTGTTAATTCAGCAGCTTTTCGTTCGTAAATTGAGTTGATATTGTCAATTTGAGAATCAGACAGGTTGGAACTGTTTGGCTCGAAACGTTCACCCATGACAATATTGATTGTTTCAACATCAGCAGCATCTTCAAGATCTACAATTAATTGCAGGTAATATTTCTGCCATCCATAGGCATTTTTAATATCTGTTTGTGCCGGTTCACCTAAATTGGTTGGAAATGTTGCAGCGAGTGCTTTTAATTCCTCCAATGTTTTAGTTTCGGTAATTTGAGCTAAAAGGGCTGATGTATTGAACTCAGGTTCCATATCAATAACAGTTTCTTGAGACTGTTCACGTTCAGCCATCTGAGCTTTTAAACCCGATGCACCTTGATGTTTTTTAACCGTTGATTGAACAGGGGTAATATCAAGTTCTTCACGTTCAATGACTTCATCAGGTGTATAAACACCAAGAATTACATCTGGACAATATAGACGTGCCCAACGTTTAGTTGCTAAATATGCAATTTGTTGACGTGGATCGGCAGCCCATAGTGGTGAATTACGAACAGGTCCTACTTGTGCCATAGAAATATCAATTACACGTGGTGCGTTTTCACCTCGTAATGTTGCAGATACCCGAACACCAAGAGTAGGGGATTTATCATCTTTACCATTTACTTTCGACCAATCACCGTACCATTCAAAGTGTAAGCGTTCTTTTACTGGTGCACGTGAGGTAATAACTGCATTTACAAGCTGTGCTTCATAACCTAAAACGTTATTTACCATGTGGGTTTTTTGAGCGACTGCATAAGGATTCATTTGCCATTGAGCAGCTTGCATGATGATGGCCATGCAATCGCCAACATTACCTTGCAAATGTTTTGGCACAGTCATACGAGAACCTGCCATGATTTCAGCGGTACGCTCAAAACGAGCCATTACCGTTTCATCCATCATTAAATCAAATGCTGAGAAACCAACTTGATTTGTTTTATGGGTTGCTAGTGCTGTATTCATAATAAAATTCCTTAAATTGTTTCTTTAAACTTGTTTGAAATACGGAAAACACGTGTGCTTGATGTTTTGCTATATTTCGCAAATAAATCAGGTTCTTCTTTCTTCAACAGCGTACTGTCGATACGAGTAGAGGATTGTTCTTTGTAGGTGCAGATAGACTTGCCTTGGCTAATCATCATTTCCGCATCCTGCATCGTTGAGACAATCTTTAATTTGATTTCATCTTCACGAGCCTTATCTGCTTTTAGACGACCTTGAACAGTGATAAGTTCTTCAGCGAGTTTGATATGTTCAAAATCAGCTTCGACTTGTTTACCCACAACATGATTTGACCAGCGATGTAAAACATCATCAAAACAAGTAGGATCTGGTGGAACATCAGCAATGACATGGTTGAACCAAAATGCTTTAACCTGTTTAAAGATTGATTCAATTAAATCGTCATCACGTTCAATGCGATACATGCGGAACTTATTACCACCAATAAGAACGGCAAGGTGCCATACTTGGAAGCCTGTAAGTTTCATGTACCAAAGGCACTGAGTAAGGTAATAATCTGGAATTTGGTCTGAACCTTCTTCACCGAATAATTTAGAAAGATATTCAGAAGCTGTTTTACATTCCAAACCTTGGTCTGTGGTCAACTTTCCGTCTTTATCGAAATAAACACGACCTGCGATTTCAGGGTTAACAACAGCACGGTCAATGTTACCGATAGCCCAAGACTCTCCGATGTTTTCAAGAGATAATTGCTGAGTAACACGTTGAACTTTCATCCCTGAACGACGTGAAAACTCTTTAGCAACAACGTCTTCAAGTAGGTTGCCGAAATGCGCAGACTCATTTTGTGATTCTTTACGATCTCCACGACCTGTTTTGTCTAACCACAATTGGTATGGTGATTTGTACGGACTAAAACCAAGGATTGCAGCAACGTCTGAACCACCAATACCTTTTTTACGACCAGCGAGAAATTGGTCACGATTAACTTGTGTATTCATGCTTCAACACTCCCTTTGATACTTTCATAGACACTTTGGCAAGTAGCCCAATTTAGAGAACCGTAATCCTCATTTTCTTCATCCCAATCACCGTGAAATGGGTTATCAGAAACAGAAGTCATATGAAATCCAATCGCAGGTACATCTGGATCAGTATCTAAATAGTCTGCAATTGCTGGCCAATGATTAATGTGGTTTTCAGGCTGAGGAAAATCATTTAAAAATGCACGTATATCTTGTGCTGCATGTTTGAAATCTTTTTTCTCAATGTACATTCGGTCCATTGTCATTAAATGGAGAGTACGATGAACCAATGGAACAGATTCATCACGACATAGAGCCCAAAGTTTTTCACCACTATCTTCAAAAGTAGCAGCCATAAAATGTGGTTTATCCAGATACTTTTGAGCCATGGCATCCCAAATTACTGGTGCTGAACCCCAAGCATTACCAAGTTCAAATAGTTCCTCGACTTTTTCGCCAGGATGAACAGCTAAAACAGTTGTATAACTCATGCTCTAAATCCTCTACGTGAATTCATGATTTCCAAACGAATTGAACCAATTCCCACGTCAATAATTAATTCACGAAAATTTTCATTTGAAGTGATGCCAAATTTGAAAGCCCATCCACCACCAAAACGACCTGAACCTTTAACTTTTAGTGGATTCCATCCCCATTTCTCACCATAGTAATGACTGCTTAATGGGTCGCGTGAATTGATGATTTGCCAAGGGAAGCCTTCAAAAGACAAGTAAACAGTCGATTTGCCAATAGTGATTTCTTGATAGGCTTTTGGAATAACTGGACATAGCATTCTGTAAACTAGTGCTTGCAGTTTATTTGACTGACCTTTGGGACCATGTTTAATTTCAATAAACTCACCCATGAGAACCTCCCAACTTTTGAAGTTTCACAGCGATAGAGTCTTCAAGTGCCTCATTGATTTTTACGAGTTCATAGCGATCAAGGTATGCATTGATTTCGCCATCTTCATCACCCACTTTCTCAGGTTCTAAGCGATCAATCTGAATACCTTCAGCACGATTAAAGCCGTTACCATCATCGAAACCTGAATAGTCAAAATTCACTTCGATGTAATACTGGTCATTTGCTGTTAATAAAGTTGCATGACAGTCATGTTTACAGTCGTTGTATGGTCCTAAATCCAGCTCATCTACCTTGTAGATGTCTGATGCAACTGTGATTTGCTGCTGTTCTTCAATAGGTAGCTTGGCTGGTTGATGCCTTTGCACAGAGGCCATAACTGCTGTCATAATCAATGCACTACTAATACCAAACAAAATTGATTTGAAATTTAATGAAACCATGTTCATAATCTCCTTATAGCGATGGCTATACCCCTTAAAGAAGCCCCGTCCTCGATCAAAATTACGGGGCTTTTTGTTGCCTAATTTTTTAGTTTTAATCGGAAAAGGTACCGATACGGACAGGGTTATCAGGAAGCAATTCGATTACTTTTTCTTTGAATTCTTGAATGATTTCATTACGCAAGAGTTCTTCTTTAACGATTTGCAGTGCAAACGATAGCTCACCATCTGAGCTGTTTACTACAAGACGTAAACGAATTGTTTTGTCATCAAGACCAACATAAGCTGGATCAATGATTTCAAAATAGCTTGGTAATTTCCCTGCTGTGCTAGAAGCTTCAACTTTGTCAAAGACAGAGCGAGTTTCTTGCATGTTTGATACTGACGAGTCAGTCGTTGAAGATGCGCCAACTTTCATGTTGCGAACGGCATTAATTGCTTCCGCAATATGGATGCTTTCACCAGTTTCACTTGTTGCAGCGAATACGCTTGCCCAATCTTCAAGCAATGTTGCAAAACGCTTTTGATTGAGTTTGTTATCTTTAAGTTGATTGAGCTTTTCCCACACTACAGTTGGTTCAAGCTGTAATACCGCTTTATGGTCACAATGACCTTGAGCCAATCCAACTACTTTGAAGTTTAAAATTGCCGTTGCAGATACATTTTTGTGGTCAACAAATACAGGGGCATAAACTTTTACTTCAGGAACAGAATTTTCAGACTGTGTATTACCTAAAACATAACTTTTGAAATCATCAAAAGATGGAGTTTTCAAGACACCACGTGCACGGTTACGACCAGCTTGAAATTGTTCTAAATCATGAACTTTGAAATTTTCGTGAATAGCAACAAGTTGACCACGAGATAAATCATTTACAGGTAACGCAAGTTCAACGATTTCTTTAGCAGAGTTTTCCATTTTCAGTACCTTATGGATGGTTGGTAAAATTGTTGTAATGAGAAGGGGGCTGTTTAAGCGTCTTCAGAGAATAATTGGCTTGTATGGTTAGCGAACAACGTGACATCACCACCAGCATTCAAATGCATTGGAGTTTTTGAGGTGGTGTCCTCTGCACGTTTACCTTTTGCTGTTGGTTCAACAAAAGCGAGTGTGTGTGCAATTTCGACCTGGCTTGAATCACCGATACGAGCAATATCAAGTGTGATTTTGATTTGCCCTTTTTTGTTGTGCTGAACAGCACCTTGAGAAACCATGCTGATAGCTGCACCGAGTTGGTTAGCAAAGGTTCCTGCACCTAAGTCAGCAACAAATTGCTGTGCGTTGGTTGGTTTGGTAGACATTTTTTACCTCACATTGGGTTGGTGTGTGAGATAAATATTAGGCAAACCTAATTATTTAGTCAATAGGTATTCCTAATTTATTTTTAGGATTACCTAATTTTTTGTTTTTGATAAAAGAAAACCTGCATAGAGCAGGTTGAGTGAGGTTTTTTGGAATGTCGTTAGATCATTAAGATAGGTGGGTTACCAAATTTGTAATATTAAATTCCCCATTTTTCCCAGTCACGATAGCCAGTTAAGCCATGCTTCAAAATTTTAATAGATGAGTCTTTTTTCATTATTTCTAAGTTTTTTTCATATTGGCTACAATATTTAAAATATTCAAAAGTATGATAACCTCTTATCACGTACTCAATGTGATAATCACCAAACCCCTTAACAGTTAAATTAGGGTGCGTGACTCTTTGTAAGTGATTTCTAACCAAATCATAATCGCTTGGTTTGTTGCGACGATCTAACCAAAAAATGATATAAAAAAATATAATAATTAAACCAATAATGCCCAAGTTGTATATAAAGTCATGCATTCTTAAATACCTAAATTATAATGATTTAACCTTTTTTATAATCGTTTGGGGCTTAAAACACCTATACCTTTAGGTGTTACCATTTTTCCAATTTCGCAATCTGCCAAACCCAACCAATAATTTCAAATTGTTGAGAGATTCTTTCTTCCGCTGTTAGTTCAATTTCTTTATATTCTTCTGAGTTATCAGATAACAATCTGATTCCACCAAAAGGTAGATTATATAAACGTTTACAGTAATGAAGACCACCTATACAAATCACATAGATACGACCATCTTTAACCTCTTTTCGACCAAGATCAATGTGGATTGTATCGCCATCATTAATGGTTGGTGTCATTGAGTCGCCGGATGCAGTTGCAGCAACTGCATTAGATTCTGTGATTGCTAAATTGCGCAAAGTCGCTTTGGACATTCTTAATTTACGTCTTTCATTAGCAATAGCTTCATTAAATGAACCATCACCACATGCAAAAGAAAAATCTTTGAAAAATGGAATTTCTACTTCGTCATCATCTACTGGAGTAGTACTATCCCATTCATTTACTTGGGTGAATTGAGGATTAATTTCACCATCTGGTTTAGGTGAACCTTTGCCAGTTGCGAGCCAAATAGGATTTACATTTAAGTGATGTGCAGCACGTAGAAGATTTTCACCTTCCATTGTTTTTGATTTACCAGAAAGCCAGTCACTTACAGATGGTGGCTTAACACCAACAGCACGAGCAAGTTCTACACCCTTAATTTTTTTAGGTGGTAAAACTTCCATTGCATATTTTAGTCTTTCAGCAAGTGTCTTCATAAGTAACTCTCAAATCATTAGGAAATCCTAACACGAATAAAATTAGGTATGCCTATTGATTATTTATAAGGAATGCCTAATAATTGCTTTTGTTATAGGAGAGCAACATGAATGACAACCAACTTATAGAAGCCCTTGGTGGATGTAATGCAGTTGCACGGCTTTTAGGTATTACAGGACCTTCAGTGAGTGGTTGGAAAGCTATTCCAACTGACAGAAAAATCCGCCTAGCTGTGATTGCGGAAGATCGTGGAATCTGCACACGTAAAGACCTTTTCCCAGAAGATTATCAGGACATTTGGATTGAACTAAGAGAGCCTGAACAAATTCAATAGGTGAACCTATGGAAACAAAAATAATGTTTGTATTCAGCAAAAAACTGTTGGCACCCATGTCAACACGTGTACCGCTGGAAGTCCAAGAGATCATTGATACTTTGGCTGAAAGCCAAGGCAGTGATCGTGCGAAATGGTTAAGAGATGCCATAGATAAAAAGATCGAACTGGAGACAGGTCAATCATCATCTGAGCACATAGAAAAATCAAAGAATACAACGTCTACCAGTGTATTTATGAATGTATGCAGAAACCTGAAAAGTTTTTGGCAGGCATTAAAAAAGCCCGACGTTGCAGGTCGAGCTTCTAGTACAGCAATTCATAATCATTCAGGAAAATGAACATGAGTAATTTAACAGAACATAAGTGCGCTGGCAAATGTCCAGAATTTAAAGGGGAACAGTGCCATCACTGTTTGATTACTGAAGTTGAAACAACTCCAGTAGTTGCTTTGTTTGTTTCTGATCTAAGTGATGTGGAGAAATATCACCAACGTGCAATCAATGCACAGAGGGAAGTGTCATGAGCCAATTTACACTTGATGAATGGTTGCAATTGGTTGCTGACCTTAAAACATCGCAAACTGAATTTAATGTTGGTACTGCAAGTCCTATCTTTCATGTTCAGGAAGAAAAAAAGGTTTATGGACTAAATTCTGAATATTCAGATAAAAGTTGCTGGATAGATGGAGAAGAAGGTACCGAGTTTGATACAGCACTTGATTATTTTAATGAACTTGATGCTGAAGATAAACATGCATTGAATGCTTTAGCAGTTGAAGAATATTCTGAACTTTTCAGTGATCTTGATAAGCGTGATCAGAATGATGTTTTAAAAAGCTTTTCAAAAGACAACGATCTACATCTATACCAAACTCATTTTAAAACTGAGTGGTTTGATGTTGGTGTGTTCTTAACTCATCAGGAAGCGGATTGGTTTATAAATCGTAAACAGCACGATTATGGAAAATTAAGAGTTTATGTTAAATCACTTTACTGGGCACCACAGCATAAGCGATTAATTCAAGCCATTTTAAATGGTGAAGTTAAGTATGTAGTGAAAGGTGGTGCGGTATGAGTACAAAAAAGTGGTCCCATGATGGCCTCATGTTCGACCTGGCGGAATATTTAGGCCATCAGAATGATCGAATTATCTGGACCGATATGCAGCTTGGATCTTCTGGTTCGCCACGTCCAGACGTTTACACGATCCCTAAGTCTTATGCAAATTTCAAGCCATTGGCTTATGAATGCAAGGTATCTGTTGCCGACTTTAGATCAGATATTACGAAAGGCAAGTGGCAAAACTATCTTAAATTTGCATCGGGCGTGATATTCGCTGTACCACAAGGCTTGATCAATAAGGATGATATTCCTAAAGGCTGTGGGCTTATCGTTCGCAGTGAAAAAGGTTGGCGTATGGTCAAGGGGCCAACTTTACTTCCTATTAAAGATAATTTTCCTGCCGATTGCTGGATTAAGCTGGTAATTGATGGTGTAGATCGTTCAACCAGACGTATCAAAATGGAAGAGTTTAATAAACGTCATGTTCATGATCAGATTGAAAAAAAGTACGGTCAGCAACTAGCGATATTGCTTTCTCAGAGAGATTGTACGGAAGAAAAACTTCAATACAGAGTTGAGCATCTACAGAAAAAATACGATGTGTTAGATGTTTTTCGACTTGCAGAACATCAGTTAGAGAAACAGAAAGCCTTTGAAGAACTTAAAAATGACCTGTGCAAATTATTAGGTGTAGAGGAACATGCTTCAATTTGGTCCATTCAATATGCATTAAAAGAAAAGATAGCACTGCTGGAAGCTGATAACTCAGTTCAAGAAATGCGCAAAAAGGTTCAATCTACAATGAGCAGCCTTGAACGTCAGTTGCAGGAACTTAAACAAGTAATTGAACCTCCTTTTAATGTGGAGGTGACATCATGATTGATAACACCTCAATTCTCGCTCTAACAGACATTATCCAATTGCCTGAAGCTGAACGCTTACATGCAATCAAGGATAAGTTTTCAACAAAATCACATGATGAATTACTTAATTTACTTGGCAATGTTTTAAATGTTGCTGTGAATTATGCCCAATCGTGTGATGAAACATTGTATTTACATCTCGTCACTACAGGCGATATGCACCCATACGCAATAGATAAGCTTATTTCACCTAGTTTTCATGGTGCCTTGAATGGGCTGATCTTGGCGCAAAAAGCACCTAATCAAGATGTTCTATGTGAATCGTGTGCTTATCGCTGCGGTACTTTAGCAAATCACTGTCTTACGACTCAATCTGACTTGGCTCATGCCTTGGAGTCGGATGCAGTTTTCTATTGTCATAAAGATATTGAGAATCTGGATTGTCCGACCAGTGAAGACAAGACGCGTATGAAGCCATGCAAAGGGTGGGCTCAGCATGTGAAGAAACATAAGGGAGTAGCAGCGTGAAATCAAATGAAGCTAAAAAACCTATGTATATCTTTACTGAACTAGGTAAAGAAAAACTTTGTAAGCACTGTGATGAATACTGGCCTACAGATTCAGAGTTTTGGTTCATGATTAAATCAAAGTTAAAGGATGGAACCATTACATTTCGACCAGAATCAGCATGTAAAGGCTGCTATGACCGTGTTTATAGACCACATCATTTAAAAGGTGTGAACAAGGTTCGTTCAAGTCATGAAAAGAAGGTGGCAGCATGAAAAAGAAGCGCACCAAAAAGTTTAATCCAAACAAATTATTGCCTTCACAGGTAAAAAAGCTTCAACAGGAAGCACAGTACAAAAAAGATATTTCTGAAACTTATGAAATGAGTATGGAATTTATCTCATCTCACGTGCGTGACTTCATTGAAGATAAAAAATTAGGGGAAAAGTCTTTATTAGATAAGTTTCCTAATGCTGAAACACTACCTTATCACTTCACTATTGGTGCATATGACTATCAGGATTTATCCATTGCTTTAATTCTTGGTCATGTTGAACAACCAGAAGCATGGAAGTTATCTGCCGATATTCACATGATGAATCTTGATGATTTAAGCAAACCAATGGTCACGGTTGAATTTCGTCGTGATTTGCCAAGCATGAGCCATATTGAATTATTACGTGGCAAGAAAGATTGCAAAATTGATCTTGGCCACGGATTGAAAAAGGTTGGTTGGCTTGGTTTGGATCAGGAGATTATTAAAGAAATCGAATCTCAGAAAAATATCCCAGATGACTTTGGAATTGAACAAATTCAGGTCCTTATCGAAGCTGATATTAAATTTATCAATACCAAGTGCTATCAGGAATTTTTGGCGGTTGCTGAGTGGGTAAATGCTGGGCATGAATTAGCGGAAGATCGGTTGCGTAAATTATGGATTGCTGATCAGGTGCTAGGTGGTCGCGGTAAAACCATTGGGTATGAGGGGGCAGCGTGAATTTTAATTTACTTCCTCATGAACTAATTATTGATAATTTTGCAGGTGGTGGTGGTACATCTACAGGCTTAGAGCAAGCATTTAATCGCCCTGTGGATGTGGCAATTAATCATGATCCTAAAGCATTAGCTATGCACAGAATTAATCACCCAAGCACTAAACACTATTGTGAATCGGTATGGGATATTGATCCAATTCAAGTAACAGGCAATCAGCCAGTAGGGCTGGTCTGGCTGTCTCCAGATTGTAAGCATTTCTCTAAGGCAAAAGGTGGAAAACCAGTGGAGAAGCGTATCCGTGGACTAGCATGGGTAGCACTACGCTGGGCAGCAAAAACCAGACCACGTATCATCATGCTGGAAAATGTAGAGGAGTTTAAAACTTGGGGCGATTTAGGTGAGGATGGTCGCCCATGTCCGAAACGCAAAGGGCGTACTTTCAACTGTTTTGTTAATGCTTTGAAACGTCAAGGGTATAACGTGCAGTGGAAAGAATTACGAGCATGCGATTTTGGTTCACCAACAATCCGTAAACGCTTCTTCTTGGTAGCACGTCGTGATGGGTTGCCTATTGTATGGCCATCACCAACACACGCACATCCAGATAGTGATCAGGTAAAAAAAGGTCAGTTATTGCCATGGCGTACAGCTGCTGAGTGCATTGATTGGTCAATCCCTTGTCAGAGCATATTTGAACGAACTAAACCACTTGCTGATGCTACTCTTGAACGTATCGCACTTGGGCTAAAACGCTTTGTCATTGAAAACCCATCACCATACATCGTTCAGGATGTTACTCCATTTTTAGCAGGCACAGGTGGTGGTAAATATTCGGCAAAACCAACCGCAATAAACCGCCCAATCGGAACATTGGTAGCTTCAGGTAATTATAAAGCAGTTATTACACCTGTTTTAACCGAATGTGCCAATGCTTCTAACAAACGGTGTATGCCTATCAATGAACCTTTACGCACAATATGCGCTCAAACCAAAGGCGGACATCATGCGTTGATTGCTCCAACATTGGTAGTCAATACAACGAATCATCCTGGTAATAAATTGGATAATCCATTACATACCATTGCAACAGGTGGCCATCATGGTCTGGTCTCTGCATTTCTTGCAAAAAATTATACTGGTGTGGTTGGAAGTGATCTAAAAGAACCATTACATACAATTACAGCAAAAGATCATAACAGTCTTGTGACAGCATTTCTTACAGCATTTTATGGAAATGAAAAATCAGGAAACTCCCTGAGTGATCCTCTTAGAACAGTTACTGCTAAATGTAGATTTGGACTTGTTACGATTAATAAAGTGCAGTATCGCATTGTAGATATTGGTTTTCGGATGTTACATCCATGCGAATTATTCAAAGCTCAAGGTTTTCCAGATGACTACATTTTCACTTATGGCATGGATGAGAATGGGCAGAAAGTAAATCTCACAAAGTCAGAACAAACAAGAATGGTTGGTAATTCAGTTTGTCCGCAAGTTGCACGCGCCCTAATTGAAGCCAATTTTAGACATGAGAAAAAATATCGAGGTGCAGCATGATTATAGGAGTTGCTGTAAAAGCAGGTGATCTTATGGTCGCTCTACCAAAACCTAATCGCCATGCTGATTGTACCAATATCATTTTGTCACTTGGCTTGGTTCGAGATATTCAAAATCAATGGGGGAAATCCGCACATCAGGGTTTCTATTGTGAAAATGGGAAGTTCTATACACGCCCACAAGCATTTTTACATGCAGTTGAATGTGGCCAACAAGAATGGACTGCAAACCAATTAGAGCTAATAGCCTTAGGTGAGATGGAATTTTCTCGCCTTGGGTTATGTAGTGAAGATTTGTGGTGAGATGAAATTTATGAATCATCCTCTTATTCGATACCATGGTGGTAAGTTTCGGCTTTCAGACTGGATTATTAGCCATTTCCCTCCTCATGAGACATATGTTGAACCATTTGGTGGTGGAGCATCTGTTCTTTTGTCAAAACAACCAAGCCGTATGGAAGTTTATAACGATCTTGATAGTGATGTCGTAAATTTCTTTGAAGTTATACGTGATCCAAATCTTTCAATTGAATTGGCGAAACAAATTGAGCTCACGCCATATTCACGCACTGAGTTTTTAAATGCTCGAGCTGATACCACATGCAAGGTTGAGCAAGCTAGACGTTTGGTGATACGTGCACAAATGGGATTTGGAAGTGCAGGAGCAACAAAAGGAAATACTGGTTTTCGTTTAGACACAGCTCGAGGTGGAAGCGATATTGTCAAGATTTGGCAACGACAACCAGAAGTAATTCTTCAAGCTGCTGCACGCTTAAAAAAGGTTCTTATTGAAAATCGTGATGCTGTCAAAGTTATTCAAGACCATGACAGAGAAAACACGCTTTTCTTTGTGGACCCACCATATGTTTTAGACACAAGAAATATGGGGGGAAAAGCATACCGACATGAAATGACTAATGCAGACCATGAACAGCTTGTAAGTGTATTACAACACTGCAAAGGCATGGTGATTTTATGTGGATATGAACATCCGATATATGAAGCCTTAAAATGGAAAAAAATTAAAAAATCTGTTGCAGCTGCTGGTCAATCAGGTTCGGTTCTACGTGAAGAAGTGCTTTGGATTAATCCACAAGCTGAAAATCAACATGATTTATTCAGTGAGGTGGTATGAGCTACGCAATAACTGACCAGATTCGCAAATTAAAAGTGGGTAATCCCACAGCAAAGGCTGTACTTCTCCGCCTTGCTGATTATGCCAATGACTATGGTGAGTGTTTTCCATCAATTTCATTACTTTCTGATGAAACTGAGTTTTCAATACGTGCGATTAAAACGGCTATAGATTTGCTTGAAGAAGTAAAAATTATTCAGGTTGATCGCTCAAATGGTCGCCATAATCGCTACAAAATTACACCTGAAAGTTTTGATAGTGGAAAAGTTAAACCAGCCACCAGCATTTTGATTAAGCAGAAAATTTCTAAAATATTGCGCACTAAAGTATATGAGCGTGATTTATATCGCTGTGTTACATGCGGTACCCATTTAAACCTTACTTGCGACCATATTATTCCTGAGTCAAAAGGTGGGGCTACCACAATTGAAAATCTGCAAACCATGTGCAAATCGTGTAATTCAACGAAAGGAGTGAGCATATGAGCAGTTTCAACTTTGTTAAAGCTGTACGTCAAATCTCGATGCCACCAACAACCAAGTTAGTGGCAATCACTTTGGCTACATACGCTGATTATGAAACTGGTGAATGTTATCCATCTATTCAAACGCTCATGGACGATACAGGACTATCAAATCGAGCAGTGGGCTTACACATTAAACACATCGAAAATTTAGGAATATTGGTTGTAGATCGTTCAAATGGTCGTCGATCTTATTATCGTTTTGATGTGGAAATTCTCTCAAAAGCAGTGACGCAGGGTCACAGCTCGGATAATGAAAGCAGTGACTCTGATAACAATACCAGTGACTCTGACGACAATGAACCAGTGACTCTCACGCAACAACCAGTGACTCTGGTGCAAAAAGCAGTGACGCAGGGTCATACTAACTACCAAGAACAACCAATAGAACAACCAATAGAACGTAGTAGTAATACGCATGAGGAAAAAATTTCACAACCGCCAGTTCAATTTGTTCAGTACAACAATTTTGATCTTGCAAAAATTTCAGTGATCGAACTTGGTCAAAAATATTCAACATTGAAATCTGATTTCATCGAATTGTCTAAACCTAGACACCCAGATCTTGATCAACACGATCTTGAAAACTTGTTTGATGAATTTGGAGATTGGTTTGCATCACCGAATGATTACGGCAAGCAATCATTCAAGACAGCACAGAAGTGGGCTGTAGCGTTTCTGACATGGGTAAACAACAACAAGCATAAACTTATCAACCGAAAGGAGAAAAATAACGTCACTGAGCAATCAGGACGAAATAAACCTATCCAAACACCATCTGCATACCAAGCTAAACAGGAAAATGTAAATCGTTGGTTGCGTTATGGTCAAAAAGTCCGTGAAGAACAACATCAGGAATCATTAATCATTGATGTGGTACCTGAACCCCCAAAGAGCTTTCTGATTGAGGAGGTGGGTCATGCGTGAGTTCACCATTACTGAAGCACGTCGATTAATCGACAAAATGCGTATTCGTTACGGTAAGAAATTTACAGATTTTTGGGCAGCAGTTGAAGAAGCCGATCTTGAGCAGGCAATGATTGAGGACTTTTCAGGATTGACAGTTCAGCAGTTGGAAAATGGGTATAACCGTATGCTCCATGAACCATGGCCACCATGCATACAGGATTTCAAAATTTGGTGTTTACAAGGAGCACATTGGCTTACTGAAAATGAAGCATGGCAACAAGCATTGGCATACGAGAAGTCGAATCAGACAATCTCAATCAGTGTGCATGTACTCAAAACCCTTAAAGAATTTAAGAAAGGTTTTGATGAACTAAATCCACGTGCTGAATCACAGTCAAAAGCATTCAAGGATATGTACATCCGTATCGTTTCAAATGCGAAATTGATGGGAGACGTTCAGTCATTCACTGATCCAGTTGGGGCATTAAAAGCACCTAAGGACGATGAGAGAAGAACCACCACCTGTCCACCTGAATTGATGGCTCAGTTGAAAGGTATTAATAAAAGTTCAAAGGCAGGTAGAGCATGAATTTATCACCATCTCAAATTAAAAGACTTGTACACCAACGTGACAACAAGCCTAAACAGCCAAAGTATGGGAATCATAAAGTTGTCGTTGATGGGGAAAAAGTTGCTGATTCACAGCATGAATATCGTCGTTTAAATGATTTAAAGGTCTTACAGCGTGCAGGTGAGATTAAGGATTTACAGACTCAGGTTCGATACAACCTGATACCAGCACAAAAAATTTGTGGTGTGAAAGTACGTGGCACAGATTACATAGCAGACTTTGTTTATTGGACTAAAGATGATCAGTTCATCTGTGAAGATGCCAAAGGCCATAAAACTGCGGATTACATCATCAAGCGCAAATTGATGAAGTTAATTCACAATATTGACGTAGTTGAAGTTTAAGAACGGTTTAGGGGAGTATGACAATGAAGTCTAACGCTGAAACAATCCTTGAGGCCATTGAGGATTTACATAATCAAGAGCAGATCGTTACTAGAGAAACTTTGTCACAATTGACAGGCTTAAAATTATCTATAGTTGATGATCGTTTAAGCCATCTTGTCGATAGTGGTCAGATTATCCGTGTACAGCGTGGTGTATTCATTCCAGCCCCTAAACATCGTCCATCTCGTATTATGTCCAAGATGGTTTTACCTGATGGTACCGTTAAAATTGAAATTGGTGATGATCAGATTTTGACATTAACACCACGTGAAGCACGTAACCTTGGCAATCTTATGGTTGCTGAAGCAATGCAATATGCAAATATTGAAATGGGTCATCATATGGCAATACTTCAAAGTGAAGTTTCAGGTCAAGTGCGTAAATTGTCGAAACAAGTAGGGGATTTATTGGATACAGGCAAGCAAGGTGAATTGTTATGAGAACAATTTTAAAATTTAAATTGAAAGTTGGTCCATGGATACAAGAAATTGAAATGCCAGATTATTCATCAATTATTGATATTCAAATGAAAAATAATGAACTTTGGCTTTGGGCTATGTGTGATACAGAAATTACATCAGTAAAAAAATATGAAATTGCATGTATTACAACAGGTGGAGTATTTGATATCCATTTTCTGTATTTAAAAACTTTGCATCTAGTAAATATGGGTGAAGATTTAGTTTTACATTTCTTTTTAAAAAATCCTTAAATATCCATCCCCCCTCTAAGGTTAGACCTCCCCACATATATACATGATCATTAAACCAATATGAGGTTTGGTGATCATGGCTGAAAAAAAAGTAATTGATTGGGAAAAGATCGAACTCGATTATCGAGCAGGTATTAAGTCTCTACGTCAAATTGCAGGTGAGCATGATATTGCGGAATCAGGCATTAGACGTAGAGCAAAGCAATACGAATGGGTTCGTGATCTATCTGAAAAAATTAAAGCTAAAGCAGATGACATTGTGCGCAAGGAGAGTGTGCGCAGCAGTGTGCGCACGAAAACGACCATTTCAGAAAAAGACAAAATTGATGCGAGTGCCAATGAAGTAGCGTCAGTTCGATTAGCACATCGTAAGGATATTCAACGTTCACGCAAGATTGCCATGAGTCTTTTTGATGAGCTTGAAATGATGGTTGGTCAAGAGAATGTCAAATTGCTGGAAATGCTGGGTGAGCTTATGTGGTCGCCTGATGATAAAGGCAATGACAAAGTAAATGACCTTTATATGAAGATCATCTCAATGCCTGGTCGTGTGAAGTCTATGAAAGATTTAAGCGACACACTCAAAACATTGATTGCTTTAGAACGTCAAGCGTTTGGACTTGATGATGAGAACAACAAGCCAGTTGATGCACTGACTGCATTACTTGAACGAGTGAGCACTGGAAATAGTTCTGCATTTAAACCAATTGCCGATGATCCTGAATATTAGTGCATGTACGTGAATGGAACGACTAATCACCCACACCAAAACAATTTCATTCACGTACACGCTTCAAAAATGCACCAATGTTGTGCAAAATGGAGTAAAAATTGATTTATAACACTAACTTACAGCCACTACCGACAAATGCCGAGGAGCTTGAACGCTGCTTGGCAGACCCTGTTTGGCGTATTTTTAGTGGCTGTTTATATAAGATCAAAATTAAAGGTGATGACTTTGTAAATGAGTTAGGGCAAGTAGAAGAAGCTCCAACATTTGAATTACCGTTCCAGCCTAATGATGCACAAGTACGTTTTATGAAACGTATATGGTCACGTAACATCATTTTAAAAGCACGTCAGCTAGGTCTTACCACATTGATTTGTGTGCTTTGGCTTGACCATGCACTTTTTAATGCTAATCAGAATACTGGAATCATTGCACAGACTGATCCTATTGCTGAAGAAATTTTCCGAGATAAGATCAAGTTTACTTATGATAATTTACCACAAGAGATTCGTGAGCGTTTCCCAACATCGACATGTACCACGACTGAGATGGTATTTGCGCATAATAATTCTAAGATCTCTGTTGCTTACTCATACCGTGGTTCAGTAACACACAGATTGCATATTTCTGAATATGGTAAAATATGTGCACAATTTAAGAAAAAAGCTACTGAAACTATTACAGGGTCAATTCCTTCTGTGCCGACCAACGGTATTGTTGTAATCGAGTCTACAGCCGAAGGTCGTGGCGGTGACTTTTTTGATAAAGTTCAGATTGCACAAAAGAACTACGCTTCACGTAAAAAACTTTCGTCCAAAGATTATCGCTTTCATTTCTATGCGTGGTGGCAAGAGCCAAAGTACCGTGTAGATGCAAGTGAAGTTGTTATAACTGAAAAAGATCATAAGTATTTTGATCGAGTAGAAACCCTTGTAAAAGATAAAATGAATATCAAGATGCGTATTGATCCAGATCAACGCGCTTGGTATGTCGCAACGAGAGCAAATGATTTATCAAATAATCAGGCGAGAATGTGGCAAGAGTACCCATCATTCCCTGATGAAGCATTTCAAGTCAGCACAGAAGGAAATTACTATGCGAACGATATGCTTGATTTACGTAAACGTGATGGTATTACAGATGTAGAAGTATTGGATATTCCAACAAATACTTTTTGGGATATTGGGAATCATGATGGTTGTGCCATTTGGCATCATCAAATGATGAACCAACAGGATCGCTTTATTGATTATGATGAAGCACATGGTCAAGACCTAAGGTATTACGCAAAATTAATTAAGGACAAACCTTATATCTATCAAACACACTTTCTTCCACACGATGCAGCACACCAAAGATTGGGTGACTACAATCAATCCGTACTTGAGATGCTAGAAGAATTATTACCTGGTCATAATTTTGTGGTTATTCCACGCATTACCTTGCTCACAACAGGGATCCAACAGACACGGAAACATCTAAAGAACGCATGGTTTGATGAAACACGTTGCAAATTAGGTATAGAACGCATTGAAGGCTATAAGAAGAAATTTAACCAGACTGATAACCGTTATATTGATCAGCCTGATAAATCCAATGGTTGCTCAGAAGGTGCAGATGCACTTAGACAGTGGGCACAGGCTAAAGATGCAGGGTTGCTTGGTGATTACGTCTATACGGCTAGTCTTACTGGCATGAATCAAGGTACAACACAACAAAATCCACATGGTTATGTCGAAGCACCTCCGACAGATTGGCGTTTATAAGGAAAAGCTATGTTTACTCAAGAAGATACAGCTACAAGTGAGCAGATTAGCGATGATGATACGCTCAGTCTGGAAGAATTAACGGAGATCATGCACGAAATTGAGGAACAACCTCATTGGCGTCACATCGCAGATAAAGAGATGGATTATGCAGATGGCAATCAATTAGATACAGATTTGCTTAACCGTATGCAACAGATCGGTATTCCACCAGCAGTAGAGGACAGAATTAGTCCAGCTTTATTGTCGATTATGGGTTATGAGCTACAGACTCGTACTGATTGGCGTGTAAAAGCCAATGGTGAAACTGGCGGTGATGATGTTGCTGATGCCTTGAACTACAAGTTAAATCAAGCTGAACGCTTATCTAAAGCAGATAAAGCGTGTAGTGATGCTTTTCGTCCTCAAATTTCATGTGGTTTAGGATGGGTTGAGGTAAAGCGTGAGCAAGACCCATTTAAATATCCTTATCGTTGTGTTGTAGTTCATCGTAATGAGATTCATTGGGATATGAAGTCTACAGAACCAGACTTATCTGATGCACGCTGGTTACGTCGCACACGCTGGGTTCATCCTAAACGATTAATGAGTGCTTTCCCAGAACACAAAGAGCTAATCCAAACAGTTGGTCGTTATGGTGGTTCATGGTGGCAGCAACCTGATGTGCTCGATGGTGGAGCAAGTACAGGTTTACATAATGCTTGGCTTGATGCACGTTCATGGACGATAAGTGAAAACTATTGGTATAACCCTACATCTAAAGAGATAAATGTTGCTGAGGTTTGGTACCGTCGTTGGATCCGTGTACCAGTTTTAAAGTTCAGTGATGGTCGTATCGTTGAGTATGATGCCAATAATATGGCTCATGACTTAGCAATTTATCAAGGTGTTGCACGTGTAGAGCAGGCTACGATATCAAAGTTGCGTCGTTCATATTGGCTTGGACCACACCTTTTACATGATAGTCCTTCGCCATATTCACACCATTATTTCCCTTATGTACCGTTTTTTGGGTTTCGTGAAGATAATACTGGCATACCGTATGGCTTTGTTCGTGGCATGAAGTACAGTCAAGACAGCATTAACTCTGGTATCTCAAAGTTACGTTGGGGGATGAGTGTTACACGTGTTGAACGTACCAAAGGTGCAGTGGCGATGACAGACGAACAATTACGTCGTCAAGTTGCACGTCCTGATGCTGATATTGTATTGGATGCAGCACACATGGCTAGACCTGGTGCGAGATTCGATGTTAAACGTGACTATGAATTATCACAGCAACATTTCCAACTGATTAGTGATAATCGTGCTGCTATTGAGCAAGTAAGCAATATTACTTCTGGGTTCCAAGGTAAAAAAGGTAATGCTACTTCTGGAAAACAAGAACAGTTACAGATCGAGCAGTCAAACCAGACCTTAATGAAGATGATGGATAATTTCCGTGAGGGACGTACCCTCATGGGAGAAATGCTACTATCAATGATCGTTGAGGATATGGGCACTCAGCAACAGACTATCATTATTGAAGGTGATGCGGTACGTGAGGATCGTACAGTTGTTATCAATAAACCTGAGGTTGATGAACATGGTTATCCTTATGTTAGTAATGATGTTCAACGTACACGCTTGAAAGTTGTACTTGATGATGTTCCAAGTACCAGCACTTTCCGAGAACAACAACTTAATGCATTGTCTGAGATTGTTAAATCCTTACCTCAAGAGGTTCAAGTTGCAGTATTGCCTTATGTGATGGCCTTGACTGACATTCCATTCAAGAAAGATATTATTGAATCTATTCGCCAAGCTACACAGGCACCAACACCAGAACAAGTGGAACAACAAATTAAAGAAGCTGTTGATAAAGCACTTGCCGATGCTGGTATTGATCTAAAACGTCGAGAGCTTGAACTTAAAGAGCGTAAAGCAGTAAGTGAAATTAAGGAAATAGACGCACGTTCAGTACAAATTGGTGTGCAAGCTGCATATTCAGCAATGCAAGGAGGTTCACAGGTAGCAATGATGCCGCAGATCGCACCTATTGCTGACGAGATTATGAAAGGTGCAGGTTATCAGCGTCCTAATCCGATGGGTGATGATCCTAACTTCCCAACCGCAGAACAGACAGCAGCACGTGATGTACGTTCACCATATTTAGAAGGTGAAGGGGCGCAGTTAGGCAGTGAAGGACTAGCAGAGGTGCAACAGAACACCAGCCCAATGAACCCACCAGTACCACAGCAAGGTTCAACAGGTATGCAGGGTATTGAGACTCCACGAACCAATGACAACATGCCCCCTGTAAGGCAAGAGTAATTTTCATTGTTCACAGATACTAAGGTAGTCGAATCGGCTGTCTTTTTTATTGGAATTTATTATGAATGCTCAAATTACTTTACAACTTGATCCAACCACTGACACTACTGGTAATGCTGAACAGGTTGCACGAATGATTGGCGTTAGTGCGTGGCATATTTCAGGTGATTACTTGGTTGTCGAGAATCCATTACTAGATTATCGAGTGACAAATAATGAAACTTATAGTCATAAAACAGATCGTATTCCGAATGGTGCAGTCGTGATTTTGGTTCAGGAAGAAGAACCCAAGACAGTAGAACAGCAAATTGAGCAAGAAATTCAATCTAAAAACTTAAATGCGCCACGTTTAACGCCTGCTGATATTGATGACACTATTGTTGACGAATATTACTTTACAGCAGCGCAAGGCGTTGGGAATAATTGTAATGGTTATGATGCTATGGGGTTTCATAGTGTACTTGGTACGCTAACATTTTGCGTATTAGTTCTTAAAAATGGATTTACAGTCACAGGTGAATCAGCGTGTGCAAGTCCTGAAAACTTTGATCCTGAAATTGGCAAAAAGGTTGCTCGTGAAAATGCTCGCAACAAAGTATGGATGCTTGAGGGTTATTTGCTGAAAGAAAAATTAAACCATCAAATTAAAATCCAAGAACATTTTGCAAGCCAAGGTGTGGATTTGGATCAGCCATTAGATACTAAAAACTTGGATGATGGCAAGCTTCGAGTGGGTTGCCCTAGTTCTTTTGGTGTTAGCACCTTGGTTTATAGCGAGAGTATTCCTCGTGACGAGCTTTCAAAAAAGCGTGAATATGCACACGTGCTTACACAATTATTGGGTTTGCCAAATATCGATAGCGGTCTGCGCAAAAAAGTTGAAGCCAAAATGACGGCATTGCTAGATGAATTGATTTAAACCCATCGAATTCGAGACCTTTAAACCAGCATCAATATGCTGGTTTTTTATTTCTTGATTTTCCATTCAACGGCATGATTTCCATTGTCGCAATCATGGCTCACACATTCACCTTTGTGATTCACCTGAATTACACCACAACCTTCACAAATAACATTTGCTAGATAGTTCGGCTTACATTCATTGATAAACCCATTACTCATTCCATATTGCTTGGCGCATTGAGCACAATATTCTGCCATTAATCCTACCCCCTGTAAGGCTAACGACATCATATCTAAATCCTAGACACTTGTCTTATGTTGAGCAATCAACAGCTAAACGCTAGATAACTCTAGCCATTCGCCTTTGCGGTCACAGCGATAAGTGATAGGACAGACATGGATATTACAGAGCAACAAAATGAGTTGATTGAAGCTAACGGTGGTAAAGCATCACCTGAACTTGCAGCGCAGCTTTTAGAGCAAGCGTTAAATGGCGATACCGCAAATGCGGAAAATGGTAGTCAGCCAGCAACTACCCAAGTTACAGAAGAAAATACCCCAAAAGTTGAAGGTCAAGACGGTACGCATGAGGAGCATAGCTCCGCAAGAGCTGATACACAACAAGCACAACAGCAACAACAGGTCGATGAAAGCCAGTTAAATGCTGAAAATGCTGTGATCTTAGCTAAAGACGGAAAACACACCATTCCCTATGACAAGTTAGTGGAAGCACGTAACGGTGAAAAGGAATGGAAGCAAAAGTTTGATGAAGCTCAACAACAGTTGGCACAACTTCAAGCTGATGCACAGGAACGTAAAGATAACGGACAGGCTCCAACTACACAGGACAACCAAGCAAATATCGCACAACAAGCGATTGATCAGGGTGTAGACCCTGCAATCTTTGGGGATTTTAGCGAGAAAGATTTGGCTGCTGGTATTCAGAAACTTGTTAATTCACAGGTTTCAACTTTGGTGCAACAGCAATTACAAACTGCTTTAGCTCCAATTCAGCAACAACAGCAGGTCAGTGTAGAGCAAGCCCATTTTAACGAAATCTTTACAGCACACCCAGATGCAGAATCTATTGTTGAATCGAAAGAATTTAATGATTGGAAGAATGCACAACCAAGTTTTCTGAAAGATGCGTATGAAACAGTTTTGGATAAAGGTTCAGCTGCTCAGGTGGTAGAACTTCTAGGATTGTATAAGTCGAATACCCAATCAGGTCAACAAGCTGCTCAACCTGCCAATGATGCAGTAAAGGCAGTAGCGCAAAAAGCTGTGAGTCAGGCTCAAACACCACCACCGAACAGTCTGAGTGATTTGCCTGCTGGTAGTCCTGCTGGTGTTTCTCGTGATGAGCGTTTGGCAGCAATGTCGCCAGCGCAACTTGCAGAGGAAATGCAAGGATGGACACCCGACCAAGTGGAGCAATTTCTCAATAGACGTGTTTAAACATACGTGATGAGAGTATTTGAAACATGACTACTAAAACTAACGCAAGTTATGGCGATAAGACAAATTTAGTTACCCAAGCGGTAGGTCTGTTCGCTACACACATGAATCGTAACAGCACTTTAAACCTATTGGCTGGGAAAATGCCTAAGGGCGAAGCAGGTGCGGAAGCGACTCTCCGTAAACAAACCACATCCCATATGCCTATTGTTCGTGTTCAGGACTTAGGAAAAGGGCGTGGTGATGAAGTGACATTCCACTTACTAAATCCAGTCGGTGCATATCCAATTATGGGTAGTGCGTATGCTGAAGGTCGTGGTGTGGGGATGTCTTTGAATGAAGATCGCTTACGTGTGAACCAAGCTCGTTTCCCTGTTGATTTGGGTAACGTGATGTCACAGATTCGTAGCCCAGCTGATTTACGCAAACTTGGTCGTCCAGTCGCTCAGAACTTGATGGATCGCTATTGTGATCAGTCATTACTGGTGCATATGGCTGGTGCACGTGGTTCTCATAACAACATTGAATGGGTTATTCCTAAAGATAATCATAAAAACTTCAATGAAATCATGGTGAACCGTGTTAAAGCACCAACCAAAAACCGTCACTATGTTGTTGATGGTTCTGGTGTGCAGAGCGTTAAAAGCAATGCAGGTGAGTTTGATATTGCAACAACTGATCTATTTACAATGGATTCAGTTGATTCAATGAAAACTGTTCTGGATCAAATTGCTTTACCACCACCTATTTGTAAGTTTGAAGGTGATGTTGCTGCGGAAGATTCACCATTACGTGTATGGCTTGTATCACCAGCACAGTACAACAAATTTGCTGCCCAACCAGGTTTCCGTTCTTTCCAATCATCTGCATTTGCACGAGCAAGTCAGGCAAAACAACATCCGCTTTTCTTAGGTGATGTGGGTTTATGGAACGGATTTATTATCCGAAAAATGCCACGTCCGATTCGTTTCTATGCAGGTGACACAATTAAATATTGTGCTTCGCATGACAGTGAAGCTGAATCAGATTTAATCGTACCATCAAGTTTTGGTAGCAATTTCGCTGTTGACCGTTCAATTATTTTGGGTGGACAAGCAATTGCGGAAGCAATGGCTGCAAGTGATAAGTCTGGCGTACCTTTCTTCTGGTCTGAAAAAGACCTTGATCATGGTGATAAATGGGAATTATTGATCGGTGCCATTCGTGGTACATCAAAAATCCGTTTCGCTGTTGATACTGGTGAGCGTACAGAGTTTACCGACTATGGTGTAACTGTTGTCGATACCGCTGTGCCAATCATTGGTGCTAATCAGTAATTGTTTTGGGTATGTCCAGTTATGGGCATACCTCATCTTATTCTAATCCTTGGAGATTTTTAAAATGGCGACAATTAAGAAGAAGCCTAGTGGTTATGGTCAGTTTGGTGGATTCTCACCATATGGCAATGTTACAGCGTTAGCATTTTTTCTTGCCACGAATGCTTCAGGTGCCGTAATTGATTCAGATACAACTGCTGCAGTAGCAAGTGGTGATGTTATTGATTTAGGTGAACTACCAGAAGGTATGCGCCTTGATGATGCTCAAATCCTGATTAAAACAGGTATGACAGCCACCGTTACAGGTTCACTTGGCTTTAAATATGTTGATGGTGATAGTACAGAAGTACCACAAGATGCAGCATATTTTATCAATGCCGGTGATCTTGCAACGGCAGGTCGATTACGTGCTAATACAGGTAAATTGGTAACCTTGCCTAAGGCTGCACGATTGATTTTAACCACTGGTGGTGCAGCGAATGCCAAGGCAAGCGACATCAAGGTTATTGTCAGCGGTGAATTGACAGGTCCTCGTTAATGTTTTGATGGTGTAGGTTTTAGACAGACCTACACCATTCTTTTTATTTTTTAACTTATTACGGTGATAAGATGAAAACAATTGCAATAGCGATGATGTGTCATGCGATTAACGCAGCCTACTGTCAATCTTTAGGTGATGATAGTCAGTCTACTTGGGATGATGCACCAGACTGGCAAAAACAAAGTGCTATCGCTGGCGTGGAAATGCATCTTGCAAATCCTGATGCAACACCTGAGCAATCACATGAATCGTGGTATGCCCAAAAAGAAGCTGAGGGCTGGAAGTATGGTGAAGTAAAAGATATGGAGAAAAAAGAACATCCATGTTTTTTACCTTATGAAGAATTACCAGATGAACAAAAGGCAAAGGATTATTTATTCCGTACAACGGTGCATTTGGTTAAGCACTTGCCTGATCCTGAAGATTACTTGGCATTGAGTGCGGAAGTTGTGAATCTACGCCAAAAGGTTGAGCATCAAAAGAATGTCGCAATTAATACAGCGACAATCACCCCAACCAATGTTGTTCAAAAATCTGCTGGTGTATCAATTCAGTATATTGGGAATAAATCTCTATATACCGACCACTTATACGAATCAGCTTTAACCTTTGAACAAGGTCAAGTGCGATCAATTCCAAGTGATTTGGCAACCAAGTTTTTAAAACATCCTGAGTTTACTCGTTATGAGTGTGAGCCTGAATCCATTTCTGGTGAATCTACTGAGCAAGGCTTAGATGATGATACGTCAAGTATTCTCAATCGCTCTAAAGAAAAACAGCAAGAAGAAATTGATAAAGAAAATAAAATTCTTGATGAAATTGAAACGATTGGAAAAATGAAAAAGGCTGGCTTGGTTCAATATGCTTTAGAAAAGTATGAGCAGAAACTTAGCCCACAAAAAAATCTTGATGAATTAAAAGAATCAGTTACTCAAATGATTCATCAATATGGGGTTGTGTAATGCAGTTAAATGACCTGATCAGCCGTTTTCGTACACTGGCCAACGATAAAGTAGAACCATATTTTATTGATGATGCCAGTGTCATTGATTGGCTTAATGATGCCGTAAGTGAAGCGTGTATCCGTGGTCGTTTATTGCATGAATCCCAAAACAATGATGTTTGTAAGATTAATGTATTAATTGGTTCATCTCGTTATCAGTTGCATGAATCGTTATACGAATTGACTCGAGTGTGGTTCCAGCCAAGCGATGGAACAAAAGGGCAATACTTGACTTTAATGTCAGCTGAATTACTCGATCATTATTATGATGGTGAGAATTGGCGAGTGAAACAGGGCAAACCTGAACATATCATTCAGGATGATACAGGTATTCGCCTTGTTCCAATTCCTGATGTAGACGGTGAATTACAATTAGAAGGCTATCGTGTTCCATTGTCACCAATGCAAGATGATACCGATATTCCAGAAATTAACCAAATCCACCATGTTCAATTGATTCAGTGGGTACTACACCAAGCGTTTAAGGTACCAGATGCGGAATTCTTTGATCCAAATCGGTCAGCATTAGCAGAGCAGGAATTTACAGACTATTTCGGTATTCGTCCTGATAGTGATTTGCGACGCATTACTCGTGAGGATATACCGCATAACGTTATTCCATTCATGCCATGACTTGCTTGTGACATAAGCACCCCTGTAAGGCTAAAGCTTTTCAGGGGTTTTTTACATAATGATCTTACTTATTTTATTTAATCATGCACAAAGATGGGCAAACGTACAATTGATTTAAAGACCGAAGATACGCTTTACATTGGTGGCGCCAAAGTTCAATTGATCAAAAAATCAGGACAATTGGCTCGAATTTGTGTTGAAGCAGATAATCATATTGAAATTAAACATGAGCGCATGAGTGCTTCCGACTCAGCTACGGAGACTCAAGCACATGGCAAATAAATTATTGATATTTTTCCAAGTAATCTATTGCTGCTTTGATTTTTTCGAGATTATCCTCAAAAAGTCCAAGTGCTGTATTACATCTGCCACAGAGCAGACCTCTAATTTTTCCAGTTCTATGACAATGATCAATGGCAAGGCTTTTTTGAACACCATTAATGGTTTTTGCTATACATTTCTCATGGCAAATTGCACATCGTTCGTCTTGGTCTTGAAGCATCTGCTCATACACAGTGTTGTCTATACCAAGTCTTTTCTTTCTGTGGCACTTGGCAGCAATCATATTTGCTTTTTCTCTATTTTCAATCCGCCATTCCGATTGTTTTATTTTTCCACAAGATCGACAAAAACCTTGCATTCCATCGGATTGGGATTTGTTTTTAGCAAAATTTTCTATTGGTTGAACCGTTTTGCAAGAACCACACCATTTCATACCTTCCTCAGTTTCAGGTCCTCTTTCCGCAAGATTGTTATGACCACGCAAATAACGCAATGGTTCACCTTTAACCCAACCAAGATTATTTCTATTTCTCGTTGCTATGGCGGTAGTTTTGCCACAACCACACTGGCATAAACCTTTAGGAATCTTTTTGGTCATTACACTTTATTAATTTTATTGAATTAACTATATATTTTATATGAGGTATTGAGGAAATGGCAAATACATTATACGACTTCTGCAGACAACGCTTTTTAGAAGCACAAATCAACTGGATGACTGACACAATTAAGGTCATCTTGGTTGATACGGGTGCATATACACCACAAACAGCAGTTCACCAATACCTTGCTGATATTCCTATTTCTGCACGTATTGCAGGTCCTGTAACACTCACATCCAAGTCTACTGCAGGTGGTGCTGCTGATGCTGCGGACTGTACCTTTACTTCTGTTTCTGGTGCATCTATTGAAGCAATTGTGATCTATTCAGATTCAGGTACCGAAGCCACCAGCCCATTAATCGCATTCATTGATACCGCAACTGGCTTACCGATCACACCGAACGGCGGTGACATTATTGTGACTTGGGATAACGGAGCAAATAAAATATTTAAAGTCTGAGGTTTTGGTTGTCGTCTGATCATAATCAGGCGATTAGGATTTTAAATATCCGTTGTATTAGGAGTAATACCTCTCATGGTTGCAAAAAATAATAAACCACCTACCCAGGGCGTAGGTGTTGAAGGGTTTCGAGCCGATGTATATGCGTCTGATCTACCACCACAACCGCAAATCCTTTGGGGGCAGTTAGAACATATACCTAAGTACCAAATGTACTTGATTGAACTGTCACGCATGAGCATTGCAAATGTCATGGAATGGGTACACGGCTATACCTTGGACATGATCAATAAACATGGGCAGGACGGTTTTTTTAAAATGTACTGTGATTGGCATGATCACAAAGGCTATTGGAAAAACGAGGACTATTACGGAAATCTCAAAGGTGATGATCAATGAGTGGTGCGATTAAAGTTTATAAAAGTACAGATACAGGTGCCAAGTTAAATGCAGGGCAAGCCGGTGCGCTAATTGCAATACTAGATGATGTATTGGTTAATGGTTATGGTGGTGCGAATATTTCTAGTATTAGCAAGGTCGATAATGTTGCCACGGTAAATACGACAGGTCCACACGGTTTTAATAACGGTGATATATGTAAGATTACTGGTTCCGATCAATCAGCTTATAACAATGAGTTTGAAGTAACGCTTGCAGGTTCAAATGCGTTTACCATTCCAATCCCTAATGAAGCACCAAGTTCTGTGACAGGAACGATGCGTTGTGTAAAAGCCCCTCTAGGGTTTACAAAACCGTTCAGTGGTACGAATAAGGCTGTTTACCGGAGTAGTGATCCAACATCAAACCGTTTTTATTTACGTGTTGTTGATGACGCTTCAGGTGCAAATGGTGGTGCAGAAGCATCGTTTACAATGGCTGAGGTCATGACAGGGATTGATACTTGGGACACGCTGGTTCCTTCACCATCACGTGTACCTGCAGGTTATCTTGTCGCTAAATCAAATGTGTCTACAACAGCAGTTCGACACTGGATGATCATTGGTAATTCAAAGCTATTTTATTTGTTTTGTTATTTTAATAATAATGATGTTCTTTTCAGTAGTGGCAATATATCAAATGCACTTTTTGGTGATGTGATTTCCTACAGCCCTAATGATGCTTGGAATACTGTGATTGGTGGTCATGCGGGTAATATTGGGTCGCAATATTATTTAAATAACCCGATTTTTTCTATCACATCATCAAACCCATACACAACTCCTGTGACAAATACGAATTTAAGTAGCTATGGTCATTTAATGTTAATGCGCGATTATAGTGGTGGTATTGGTGGCAAGTCGGCACAAGTTGTTGGGAGTGGTTATGGTGTAAACAGTGTTATAGGTTCATCATCATCGATACCTTATCCGAATGGAGCTGACGGTGGTTTTTATATGGTTCCGGTAAATATTTTACAAGGTGAACCGAATTGTTTGCGTGGTCGTTTACCTGGTGTATATGACGGATTGCATGGGCGTTGCTTTGGGAATACCGATATTTTTACAGGTGTTGCAGGATTCCCTGGGCGTAAATTTATGAGTGTTTATGGGAGTATGGGGCAATACAACACTGGTGTTATATACATTGATATCACCGGTCCTTGGGAGTAGGTGTTATGGGATTCCGTTATGTCAGAATGAGGGTGTTGAGTACAATCGGTGATTCATCTTATATCCATGTTGCTGCACTGGAATTTACCTCATCTGTAGGTGGAGTAAATTTAGCGGTGAATCCTGGTAATGCGGTGGCCTCTACTGAGTCATCTATCGCAGCCAGGAAAATAGCGAGTGCTTTTGATGCGAATGATACGACTTATTGGGAGTCAGCATCTATTTCAGGTGCTACAATTTATGACTCTACTGGCAATAATCCAACCTATAAAACGCTTCATTTACAAAAATATACTGTGACGTATGACTTTGGTGTAGGTGTTGATATTGAGGAAATTAGAATACTTCCTTATGTTAATGGTGGCGTGGTATCCAACGGCACACCTAGAGATATGCTATTTCAGGTTAGTAATGATGGTATCAATTGGGAACTCTTGGCTATTTTTATGCGTTCTACATATACATCAAGTAAAAAGTCATTCCTAGTCAATGACTATAGAAACAAGCCTATAAGCAATCGCCTACTTCCTTCTTTTATAAAAATAACCCGACCAATAGGATTTAATGGTCACATCAATCGTTTGGGTTTTTTTAATACACATAACGGTAAGTTGGTTAGACAAGTTACAAGCCCATATGCAGGTGGTGCTTCTATTGCTGGTGTGACAACGGTACTTGGACAGCCTATATCGCGCAAGGTGAACTTATATGATCAGCGTTGTTATCAATTAATTGCAACTACGACATCAGGTGAAGATGGTATTTTTCGCTTTGATTTTTTGCGTGAAGGTCCGTACAGCATCATGGGTGTGGATATAACCGCCAACCAAAATAGTGTGATTTTTGCGCATGTAGAAGCTATTAATCAATAATTTGTGGTGAGTATGTCCGACTATTCAAAGCCAAAATGGTATGAGGTAAATTTAAACTTTGAGGTCGGATATACAAAACGCCCTCGCAAAGTTGTTCATCTTGAATTTGATCAAGATTACTTTAAAAGTGTAGGCGTATTCTCAGCTTCAATCCCTGGTCTTTCGATCGTACCTTCACCATCAATCAAGTTAAAGTCTGATTTTCTTCAACCATCATCTGCAGGTGATCTTGCTGCTTTAGGTAAACCTGGATTATCTCGTGCTGGTACACGACTTTATGTTAAGGGTATTGATAATACCATTCAGGTTTCTACACCAAAATATGTGAGTTGGCGCAAATTCATTAGCGTTGACGAGGGTATTAAAGCACAGGAATCTTTTTATTCCGTAAGTCGTGTACGAATGAAAGGTGGTTACAACGCACCTCCGCAGAGTTCGATTGCACTAAATTGGTTTGAAACAAATCCGTACTCACCACCACCACCACGTAGTGTAACGCTGGAATTTGGTGCATTGGGGTATGGCTATATCTTTGCATCTGTTGGTGATGTTGCAGAGTTTGGTCAGGCAGTTGTTGGGACACCTGACGGACTGAGAGTGCAGGGCTTTGATGCTTCTTTATTTGGCCGGGCAACCGTTGATGCCAATCTTAAACGTATCTTTGTTAATGCCTTTGCCGATTTCGATCATTACGGTAAACCTCATGTAAATAACAATGCACGTAAACTGATCCCTCCTTCGATTGCACCGTTTGATATTGTTAAGCCGACCATCTACAACCTGAAACAGATGGTTATGGTCAAAGATTTTCAGGCATTTAACTATTTTGGCGTGGCCTTTGTTGGTGGTGGTGTTAAAACTGTCACCTTATCCGGTATTCTGGGAACAGCTTTCGGTACTGCTAAAGTCGTCAGTACCAACCGTGAATTAAAGGTTGAAGGGATCAAGATTCCTGATAACCAAGTACCGCGCCACAATGTATCTCCACGATACTTGGCACCAGTTGGCATACTGAGTATGCAGTTCGGCATGTCGATGGTGCGTCGCAATCCTAGTCCACTCGGATTCATTAACTCAGACTATGGTAATGCCTGGATTTCGCATAGTCCTCGCTACATTACACCGGCTAAAGTTGAAAGCTATCTATCCGGTTACGCAATCATTAAGGACCCAAGCCGACGGATTTATATTCCTTCTATCCTGGGTAATGGGGTTTTTGGCGATATTGCCATCCGAAATAACCGTCGCCTGATTACGGTACCTGGCCTTTTTTCTTTTGAAGGAAGCGATTGGGGATCAGTTGAAAGCAACCGACGTGGGCTCTATGCCACGTTAGGCACTACGATGCTGTTTGGTGAAACAGCAATTCGCAATAAATCGCCTTCCATTGCTCCACCATCTATCGTCGGTGTTATTGGTCATCATGCCATTGGCTATCGGATTCGCAGCATTATCGGTCGCGGTAATGATCTATTAAATTTGGGCGTTCCAAAACTCACTCAACCGCCTTCACTGGTGCCAGCTGGTCGGATTCAGTCTGAATATGGCACAGCTTTTATTTCCAACCATACCCGGAGCTTTGAGCTGGTCGGTGGAATTAACTCGCAAAAATTTGGCAATACAACGGTCTGGTTTAGGATTCGTGGTATTAAAACAGCAGGTCTGGCCTTTGAAATCCTGGGTAAACCTACGCTGAACCATAGCAACCGACGCTATGAGTTAACTGGCTATAACAATTTGTCTATGGGCGCAGTTAAGGTCGAGTTCCGTATTCGTGCAATCGCACCTAAAGCTATCGATGCACTCTTTGCATCTAACCATAAGATCGGTGGCACTCAGTATGTTCAGCCTTTAGGTTATGTGGCCAGCCTATTTGGATCACGTATTATTCCTGAAAGTCGCAATTTATATCTTTTAGGTTTTGCTGGTGATCTTGGCATTCCAATGATTCAGCTGTATAAGCGTTATCTTCGGGTATCAGGCTTTAAGACAGCAGATGATGGCTATATCAGCCGTTGGGGTACTGCGAACACTTATAATTTGCGGCAGTACATTACGCAGCAATACGATCCGTTGGACGGCTTAAATCCGCCTTTCTGGTCTTTATGGACCAACATCAAAAACCGCAACGTATCTTCTTATACCACTGGTTGGGATGCCGCCAAGTACGGTTATACCCTTGTTGCCAACAAAGCTACGCCTTTACTCCCTACAGGTATCAATGAGTTGGCATTCGGTAAGCCAATGATCGCAGAACGTGTACGCCCACTACATATCCCATCGATTGAAGCACATCTGATCAGTACATGGTCGAAGATCTACAATGATGCGCGTGTGATTCGTCCGGTTGCATTCCGTTCTGATGTAGTCGGTACTGTAGAGCGTGTATTCAATACTCGTCGTTATTTCCCTTATATCGGGGCCATGTTTACCCAGGCCATCGGTGAGCCGATGATTGCCTACCGCATTCGCTATATTATTGGTGATCAACGCTATGGAATTGCGCCACCTCGAATTAATATGCCAGTGGTGCAACTGCATACTAGATATATCGATGTGCCAGGGATGGAGTTATATAGCAGCGGTGCGGCCCATCTTGATATTAAATTTAATATCATCACACCTCGATGGACGCTTAGAAACGATTATGGCTCTCCGACCGTTAAAAACTTAACGCCAGAATTGCCGGTGCGCGGCTATAACATGGAAGAATTTGGCCAGCCGGCTATACGTCTGCAGTGGCGACGACTCAACGTACATGGGTCAGATATGGTTTTATTTGGTCGTACCAAAATTGCCGACCGAAAGCAATGGATCAATGTAGCTGGAACCAATATGTTTGGCTTTGGATCAAAGCTTACCGTTGTTAAAACTGGTGCACCACCTTATAGCCTTCAACAGATCTGGCTAGATGGTATTGAGTACGACGGCGAACCGATGGGTAACTACGGTATTGAACCACCAAAAGACCAGGTGCCACGCCCCGGATTTAATCAGAATGTAATTTACCCGGCCTCGTTAAAGCCGATGACTGAATTTGGTCGAGTTTTTACTTGGTCCAACAATCTTGAAGTCAGTCCAGGTATCGGCACTATCGACGATGCAGTACCACAGCCAACTATCCGTTTAGATACTCAAATCGTGACCGCGCAGGGTATTGCTGCAAGCTCAGTTGTTGAAAAACCTCGTTTTTCTCCATGGACCATTTATGCAGTAATTGATGCGCCAGGACAGGCGCAGAGGAATCACGAAATTCCACGTCAACCACTTCATGTGATTGAGAGCATGTCGCGTCTAGGTACGCCAACCTTGACCAACCAACACCGCACATTAACCGTGGTGTGGGATTTGCGCTCACCATTACCGGCATCCGGGGTGCCATCAATACAGCTGCGTAAGCGGTATATCAATGTGTTTGGGATTAATACGATGCGCTTCGGCTGGCATGAGATTCCAAGCAAGTTTAAGTATGTTGAACAGTACGATGCTGTGAATAGCATGGAGTTTGGTCGTCCAAGTGTAAGCATTCCTTATTACGGACCTATCCGCGCCACTGCACGGGGTTCTGATGCAGCTTTATATGGTCGTGCTTTGGTGGAATATAAAAATCGTGTGATTGCACCTTTAGGATTGCTTGCAACTGCGATGGGAAGTTCACGACCGGATTCACTATTCAACAAGCCACAAAGTTTGCACATTGGTCCACCTGTACCAACCAAGCCACCAGGCGAGATTATGACGCGCTATGGCGTATCGTTTATTTCACACCATGTACGCCAAGTACAACTGGCAGGATTCGATGCGTTTATCTCAACTTATACGGTATCGAACTTTAAAAACCGTATGAAAGTGAGCATGGCCAATATCATCGTGCCTGATCTGAATCAGGTTGTAGGTGTTGTTGGTATTCTGCCGGCACAATACAGTACACCTGACATTAAGCTGGCCGTCCACTATATCCGACCAGACGGTAACACTGACCAATATCGAAAAGGGGCACCAAAATGACAAGGCTTGTTCCAATTAAAGGCATGGATAACGTATCCCATGATGATCAAATGAGCGCGTTTGGCCAGGAAGGTTATGTGCGTTTACGCAATGCTGTTAATGTTGATGTGAGTTCCAGTGGTCGTGTTTCCTTGCGTCGTACTGGTGTTGAGGTAACAGCTACTTCATATAAAAACCTATGGCAAAGCCCTTTGCATGGTGATGTATTTGCCACGCTGGGAAATAACCTAGTGCGCGTCAATCCGGTAGACTGGTCGTATGAGGTATTAGGCTCGGTGCGATCTGATACGATTCAATATGAAGTGATAAATAACCTAGTCTATCTTTGTGATGGTCTGGAAATTTACAGCTTTGATGGTGCCATACTGCAATCCATTACCCTTGAAACGCCACCGGCACCACTGGCCAGACTACAAAACGGAAGCCTAAAACCTGGTAAATATAACTTAGCAATTACATGGTTAAGCCGTGGTAAAGAATCTGGTTTATCTGATTTGGTTACGATTGAGATTGGTGGTGCAGAAGATCAAGGTATTACCGTGACACTACCGTATTGCCTGGATGCCAAAGTGGATGAAGTCACGGTATATGTCACCACACGTGATGGTGCTGAACTGCAAAAATACGCGACCTATCCCATCCAGGAAACTGAGATTGGCATTCATAATGTACAATCGCTTGGTCGTGCTGTGCAATTTCAGCACCTATCGCCAATGCCATCTGGTAATTTTTTAGGCTACTGGCAAGGTCGTCTACTCATAGCCAGCCGCAACATGATTAAGTTTTCCCAAGCTCTTAATTTTCATCTGCACGATGAACGGTATGATTACATTGCTCTGCCGCAGCGGATCACCTTTATGAAGCCAACCGATTCAGGTATTTGGGTCGGTCAGGTCGATCATGTAGTATTTCTTACTGGTACTGAACCCCGCAGTTTGAATTTTGTGAAGAAAACAGCGCAAGCACCCATCCCGGGGAGTGCGATTTATTCAGATAGTGAGGATCTAGGTGAGATGGCCATGGAAGGACGTGTGGTAGTCTGGCTATCACAGCATGGTTATGTGGTTGGCACGCCTGTAGGCAACTTAATTGAACCTCATGCCAATCGCTTGAAAGGCGTCACGGCAAAGTATGGACAGTCTGTAAGGTTTGATCAAAGAGTAATAACTATATCAAAGTAACATCATCATAAATTAAAGGTGTTACATACATGAATCAGTTTAACTTAAAAACAGTCGTGGCATCTGCAATCGCTGCAGGTACCTTTGCCAATACCCAAGATGGCACACTGTTTGAACATGGTGGAATTTCGGTCAAGGGCGAATACTTTGATCGTGTCAACGGCGGCGAATGGACATGTAATGAAAACCTAGTAGTGAATGAGGGGTTAGCGCATATTCTGAACGTTGCTTTAGGTGCAAAGGCAAAGTCTGCAAATTATTACCTGGCCTTGTTCAGCGGTGCTACTGCTCCAGCTCCGACCTGGACTGCTCAGAATTTTGCTGCTGTGGCTTCCGAAATTGTCAGTAATACCGAAGGTTATACCAATGCGACACGTCCGGTCTGGACACCTGCAGAAGCATCCACTAATAGTATTGATAACATTGCTACAGCGGCATCAGTAACGATTGCAACATCAGCGACTTTAACCGTAACCGGTGCGGCATTACTGACCGCATCGGCTAAAGGTGCCACCACTGGTGTTCTTATCTCTGCGACCAAGTATGCAGCAGCGCGTACTTTCCAGAATGGGGATATTTACGAAATCGGCTATCGCCTAAGTTTAACGGTGTAAGTCTATGGTAGCCCCTAAACCTTATGGGCTTCATATCAAGAACGGTGAACCTAGCCAACGTGACTTAGATTTCATTGCGGCGACAGTTCACCGTTTTTCGTCATATAAAGCCAATGCACAACTACACGCCTTAAAAAAAGTCTATACCTTACCGGATGGTGGTGTGGCCATCATCAGTGATGCTGCCGATATTTTTAAGGTCATTGTTGATAAGCATGAATTTCAACAACCACATCTGGAAAGCAATGGTTTTGCCAAAGACTATATTCCGATGTTTTATAGTGGCGTAATCACACGTGCAAGTTTAAGGGGAGATGAACTGGTCGCGGTTAAGCTCACCGAACAATGCCGACGTAGGCTTAAAAATGCCACCGGTAACGAAGTTCCGAAAGACGTGGTCCTAGATCGCTTAACCGTAGATCAGAATCAGAAATTTCCTGAATTTATATCATCAGGCTCAATTTTATCTTCCATACGTATCACGCAATACGCTAGTCAGAATCATGCCTGGTATAGCGGTGCCATGGCCCAGGTCATGCAGTTGGTTGGTGGTTATGGAAAACAAAATATAAATTCTTTACCGGATACACCAATAGAACGTGCTCAGATCCTTTTGCCGGAAAAGGTACGTGAAAGTATCTGGGAAAAATACCAGAATGTACGCCTGCCCGGTTATGAAGGTGTACCACCAAGCAGCGGTCAATTCCAGTACGACTACAAGTGGCGTAAAACACATGCTGTTTCTTTTGATAGTGTAGGCAAGCCCTGGCTTGTTGAAGTCAGTGACGCAGTATGGGTTATGCCTTTACCGATTGTACCGATGACAGCAGATTCAAAATTTAGGGAATATGTTGAAGAAGAACTTCAGGATCAAGAACTGATTAAGATACTGGAAACCTTTGGAGCCATGCCAAGTGGTGAAGGATTTCCATCGGATCGACAGGATTTTAACTCCTGGGTACGTGCTGGCGTAATTATCAAGGTCTGTGAAGTCGCTGATTTTAGATCGCAGATCCCTATGTTTGACGCGTGTGGCTGGTCCTTCAATATGCGCGGCACTTCAGCCTATAACACCGGCTACCGCTACGATGAAACTACCGGATTGATTTATTGCTCCACCTACAAGCTCTCATTATCGCTCGGTACATCTGAACATTACTACGGTACCGAAGCCAGTGATATTCGCAGTTCCAATCTCAGTAGTGAGGACCAGGATCGACTAGCAGCATATATGGCGCAATTATTCGCACAACTTTCCGTGATGGCCGACGGTGCGCGTAAGAATGCGATTGCTTACAAGCTACGCCATATAAAACCTGGTGAAATTCTTGAACGTGCCGGATCGTCGAATGTTGAAGCAGAGATTGATTATTGGGACAACTATGAAAGCAAGCCAATTGCGGTACATAGTGGCAATGTGAATAAAGTCTACGGTGGTTATCTGTACCACCCAAGCCCTAAAAAATCACAACCACAAATCAAGTTTCCAAACATTCAGATGGGCTATTGTGAATCTTTTGATTTCACACCACTAACAAAGGATTGGCTTGTGGCTTGTGACACCATCATGTATGCCTACTTTGATGGAGATACGTTAAAAGTTGTCAAATATTTTTATGAGCCTGCGACTTGGTTTGGGCAAATCGACACGGATTTTGAAGAATGTATGATGGTGGGGAAATGGTATAAAAATACCACCACCGGTGAATTGACCATACAAGGGAATTTCTATACCTCTGATATTGATGATCGGTCCGAAGTCGCACCGCAAATATCGGAGCAAACGATTGAGGGTCGTGACGCTGGCTATGACTCTAAGCCGTTTTTTTCCTTCGATGATTTCTTTTGGCGACCAGGTACCCTATGGCGTAACCGCTATTACACGCATCTTTCTAAAGAAACTATTACCAAAGGAACCAGAAAAAACATTGGTGTACTGATTCCATTTTTTAATCGCTTCACTGTACTTCACGCTTTTGAAGAAAGTTACACATCACAAACCTATCGTGAAAGCTATCAGCTAAACAGTGTTCAAGATCCGTATAGCTATCGCTACTGGACGAACGATTGGATATGGGCTTGGACAGGTGGTTTATCTGTACAAAAAGGTTCACCGTATCCGCAGAACGGCAATCCGGTATGGGTGGAGATTGAGAACTACAACCCGACACCATGTTCTGACTTTGCCGATAACGGTCCGTGGATACCTGGACTACCAGCAGACTATACATGGCTGATTCACCCTGAACGCAGTAAATGGCAGCATAGTGGTGGTGGTGGCAAGCCAAGTATTAATGAATACAGCAAGACAGAAGATCGACCAGGAAAAAATGATGGCGGCCATTTGAAGTGGGTGACTGGCAATTGGGTCAAGCAAATCAGGAATGTCCGGCCTGATGGACATTATTTCTGGCCATCCCCAGATGAGTTTGGATTCACGATGTATCGCTCCAGCAGTAAGGTTTCTTTTGGCGATACCGAGTATGTCAATATAAGTGAAGCGAATAACATGAATGTACGTTTCAATTTTGGTGGATGTTCGCTGGTGAACAGCAAATCCGACTACCATTTTATCGGGGTGATTAATGAGTAATTATCGTGACGATATTCAAGAAACAATTGTGACCAGCTCTTTTGCGTTTGCGAAGGTTGTAGCTGGTGATGTGGAATACATGCGTATCGCTGACACAGTGCACAGCACCGTGATCAATCATATTGAAGATATTGTCACCGCAAGTGATGAGTTTTCTAGTAAGCGACGAGTAATCACCGAAGATATCTTGACTGCATCCGATGAGTTTTACACCACGGCTAAGTCTGTAGATATCTTAAATGAACGCCTAAAAATCAATGCAACCGCGACGATGTTGCTACGTGAGGTGGTCAATGATGCGGTCGTGATTACCGACCAGGTACACAACAAGGCGAAGTATTTCACGCTTGAGCAGCTGCAGATTAACGACAGCCTGGAAACGCAATTAACCGCATTCAACCTGATCTCTGAAAAATCGAAGGCCAGTGATGGCGTAAGCAGTCGAAAAATTGTTAAGGAAGTCATTGAAGAAGGTGTATTGGCCCAGGACGCAAGCATTGAAAACCTCTTGAGCCTGATTGCTGAAACGATTCAAGTCACTGATCTCGATCTATCCAGAAGTCGGATTAAACGCGACCTGACCGATAAATTAAAAGTATCGGATAGCAGTCCAATCAAGCTACACGATATTGTGGCTGATAGTCTTTTTATAAATGACCAGGTAAAGGCTGTACTCACCTTTAAGGATCTGATTGCCGACCAACTGGAAATCATTGACCAAGCGTTTGATGTACCACGCTCTAATCAGTGGATTGAAGATCAGGTTACGATTGGTGACGCAAGCAGCGGATTTAAGATTGCTAAAGGTCAGATTACTGACACGGTGTTTATTGACGATGAGCCTTTGGACAAAGTAAAGACTGCAATTGCTTGGTCCAGTGGTACCGATGGTTGGAACATGAGTTGTTATACGGACTTTGACTATGAGCAACTGTCCGTGATCAATGGTGAATTGTACGGTGTAACTAAAAATGGGATTGAATGTTTACGATATGGTCAGAGTGAAGTCACAGCCAAAATGGAAACGGCTAAGTTAGATCTTGGTGCCGGTAATCTGGTGCACCCTTTGGAGATGTTCCTGGAATACAGTCTATCCGGAGAGAACAAATCATTAACGGTGGATGTGGGTACCACACAAACTGGAAGCTATGCGCAGTACCGCTACAGTCTGGCTAAGGAGAATTCGGATGAGCTCACTAATGGCCGTGTGTTGTTTGGTCGTGGTCTACGCGGACGGCATTTTAATTTCACCTTAAACCTGGTTGGCCATGCAGGGTATATCAACGATATTGACGTGAATATCGCTAAAACGAAACGGAGAATTTAACAATGATTATTCCAACCTTGAACGTGGTCGATCAGGCGGTTGACCAGGTAAAAGACAAGATGAAATATTTTGAAGGTCGCAGCAATCAGCTATTGGGTGATATGCAAAATGCTTTCAATAACATTTCATCGGTCCAGGTCGAAGCAGTGGATAGCGTACCTGAATTACCAAAAGCCGAAAACGCACAATTTGAACCGATTTCATTACCAGGCACACCTGATCTACAGGTGGAAGTACCAAAACCTTATATTCTAGATCTAGATATTCAGCAACCACCAACACTGCCGCAACCCGGTAATTTTCCCGGCCTGGGTGTAGAACTGCCTGATACGCCATTACCCAATAGCGATATTGAAGTTCCGAATATCCTGACCAACTTCACACCGGATACCGTTAATACCGACGTGACAATTGGAGATATTGCACCATTAACGCTGTCTGGACTAGATACCTACCGTGATTCGACCAGCATCGACGTAGGCGAATTACTGCAAGGTCTGGATATGTCAGATCTGGATCTTCCAGCTGCACCAGATATGCCGGGCATCAATATCCCGACTTTGCCTGAATTGAATGAATATGAGGCACCACTACGCCCAGATATAAATATGGGTGAAATTGAGATGCCACAAGCACCTGAAGTGGTCATGCCGGATATGGAAGTGCTGGAAAGCATCACACTGCCAACCTATGAAGCAGAAGCCTTTCCAATTTTCGATGCGGTACCTCCTGAATTTGAGGTTGAAGTACCCACCGATATTGAAGGCATCATGGCCCAGGCGAATACTGTGATCTCGATGGATTACAACAGCTACAACAAAGACAGTGCTATCACGCCATTGATAGCCGAAATTCGCGCCTGGATGAATGGTTCGCATGTCGGTACCGGTTTACATGCAGATATTGAGAACGCTTTATTCAATCGTGGTCGGGAACGTGTGGCGGCAGAGGTTGAACGTGCCGTTCAGGAAGCAACTGATCAATGGGCTAGTCGTGGTTATTCCCTTCCTCAAGGAGCTTTACAGAAGCAGGTTAATGTAATACGTGAAGATGGACGATTAAAAGCAGCTGATCTAAACCGTGAAATCATGATCCAGTCTTTCGAGAAGCAGCTGGAACATATCCGATTCCTGACAGAAAAAGGTATTGCACTGGAACAGTTGAAACAGGAATTGTGGATTGCCCATGTCGGTAATATTCTTGATGCAGCCAAGTTTCAGATTGATAGCAAACTTAGTCTGTTTAATGCGCAGATCGCTATTTTTAATGCGCGAAATGATGCATTTAAGTCGATGATCGACGTGTATAAAACCCGGATTGAGGCGGCAATCAGCAAGATCACGGCCTATCGTGCGCAGATTGATGCACAGATTGCCATTGGCCAGATCAACCAGCAACGAGTAGATGTGTTCAAGACCAAGATCGATGCAGTCATGTCGAATGTGGAAGTGTATAAGGCACTGATCCAGGGTGCGACTTCACGCGCAGATCTCATTAAAACGCAATTTGATGCCTATAAAACCGAAGTCCAAGCGTATGCTGAACAGGTGGGTGCAGAACGGGTCAAGGTTGAATTATTTGATTCACAAGTCAAAGCAGAATCAACCAAAATTCAGGCTTATGAATCTTTGGCCAGAACATACGCTTCAACCATTGACGGACTAAATGCAAAGGCTGGCATACGAACAAAAGAAGCTGATATGCGTTTAGAAGCCGCTCGGGTTCGTGTATCTGAATTTCAGGCCAATACAGAAGCATATCGTGCAGGGATCGATGCAAAGGCGCGTGAATTACAATTCCAGACTGAAGCCTACACTGCAGGTCTAGATGCGTTTAAAACCAAGATCCAGCTTGAAATTGAGCGCATGAGCACACAAGCCAACGTGATTGAATCAGGATCACGGACTAAAATTGCTATGGCCGATGCACTGGCTAAGTATGCAGAAATGAAAATCCGTGTTGGTATTGCCAACAGTGATACGTTATCCAAGTTTGCCGAAATGAAAACTAGGACTGCGATTGCTGTGTCGGAAGCTCATTCGCGCTATGCAGACTTGGCATTGCGTACCACCATTGCCAACGCTGATATATACAACAAGTACATTGATTCACGTTCACGTGTGGCAATTTCTAATGCAGAAATGCAAGCGCGATATGCTGATATGAACATCAGGACCAATCTTGCCTATGCAGATACACAGGCCAAGTATGCAGATATGAAAATGCGTACTTCGATTGCCAATGCAGAAACCCAGACACGTTATGCCGACATGAACATTCGTACCAATATTTCTTATGCTGAAATGCAGATCAAGAAATATGAAGTCGATTTGAATAATGCTTTGAAAAAAGCTGAATTGGCAGCGGAAAGCATGAAAGGTATCGCTCAATTTAATTCACAACTTGCAGCAGGTGCGATGTCAGCTATGCATGTATCTGCAAGTATCAGTGGTAGCGGTTCAAGTTCATTAAGCTATAGTTCCAATGAATCTGAAAGTACAAGCCATAATTATTCATACTAACCCTGTAAGGCTAACGCCTATAGCTTAGATTGATTAACCATACATGATATTTATATTGGAATAAGTGTCATGTACGGCTTAAAAAAACGTTCAAAGCAAGATGAAAATGGACTAATTCAAGGTGCAGGTACTGGCACTTCTGATGATGTTAAAAAAAATGTTCCAGCAGGTAGTTATATTATGCCTGCTGATTCGACTCAGCAGATTGGTACCAATAATTTAAAAAATATGGGGAGTCCCACGCCAGTTAATCTCAGTAACGGTGAGTTCCAACTCTCGCCTGACCAAGTTCATTCGGTTGGTGTGCAAACACTTGATGCCATGAAAAATCAAACACATGCGCCTGTTGATCAACCTCAATTGGGCTTCAAGCCTGGTCAAAATAAACCTGAGTTATTTTTTGCAAATGGTGGACTGGTACCAAGCGCCTACCCAAGTGCAGATGATATTCGTCGTGCACAACAAAATAGAATTGGTGGACCACAAATGCGTGATGTATCTGGTATCACTCGTGATGTGAATAGATCTTTACCAAGCACAACAGTAAATACACCATCAACATCCAACTCCACACCATCATCTAGTCCAGCGAATCCAGCGCCAACCCAAGGAGGTGGTTTTGGAGCAGGCGTAAGAAATTTCGTTAATAACAGTAAACTTGTAAAAGGCACTGGATATTTAGGAGCGGCATCGGCCTTATTTGCAAATGCTGCCACACCAAGTGAAGACTATCGGGAACGTTTTGGTTTTGGTGATCAGTCACCTGAAGATTTGGGTACTGTAAAAGGGTTTGCTAAAGACTTCGGTATCAGAGGATTAGGTTATGCATCAGATTTGGGTAATGCCTTAACTTTTGGACAAGCTGGTCGGTTTTATGCTGATAAACAACGTATTGCAAGTGAAGCAAAGGCAGCTCAACCTGAATTTAATAATAAACAAAATAAGCCAAATACTGTTGTAAACAATCCATTTGGTAATAATAAAACACCACCTACTACACAAACACAGCCTGAAGCTCAGACTCCATCAAACTCTGGACAAAATTCTGATCCTTATGCTATTCAGCAAAAAGGAAACAGCTTTAGCTATGCTAATCCTAGTGCAGCAGCTCAAGCACGAGCAGATGGTATTAGAGAAGGCGAAGGACTAGGATTCAAAGTAAGACCAGTGAATGACCCTCGTGGGGTAGCAAATTTATTTGCCAATACTCAAGAAATGGGACCGACTGAACAACAGATTCAAAATGCAATTGCTCAACGTGAAATGAATTTAGGCTTGGGTATGCGAGGTTATGGTAATAATCCTGTACAAGCACCTCAACGTAATGATGCACAGGAAGCTGAACGTCAAGCTGTAATTCGTGCAGCAAGTACACCGATTGCAGGGGCAAGAGGATTAACTGCTAATCAAGTCCGTACTTTGTCTGATTTACAGCAAGGTGAGGATAATCGTGCCAATCAACGTTATACCACCGATGCGAACAACGTTGCTGCTTTACAGCGTGAAGCCATGGGGCAAGCTGGACAGAACTATCGTACAGAACTAGGTGAGCAAGGTACAAATAACCGATATAACTCAGGGTTAAATCTTGAAGCACAGAAGTTTAATGCTACCAATGATTTAGCTAATCGAGAATTTAATCTTAATGCCACTGAAAAAGGTTTTGGCATTCGTAACTCAGCACGATTAGAGAAGTTGTATGAACAATATGATTCTGCGAAATCGGATGAAGATCGTAAATCAATTCAGGAAAAAATTAATCGTTATGCAGGTAATAAAGCAGATACTGGTAAAGATCGTTATATGACTGTGGGTGGTGGTCAAGTTTATGATAAAGAAGGCGGTTTGATTAATCAGCCACAACAATTGTTTGATACTCAATCGCAACAATTCGTTAATACACCTCAAAGTGTTAATCAACAACCTTCACAAAATCATATTTCAGCATTAAGAAAAAATCCTCAACAGGCAGCTCAATTTGATGAGATATACGGTCAGGGAAGTGCAGCTAAATATTTGCAATAAATTTTAGCCCATTATATCAATGGGCTACATATTAATTACATTGCATTTGACCACCAATACTTTGGCATGAACCTCCAGTGGATGGAAAATATGTATCGCCTGCACCACGATTATAACGAGTACCATCTGATCCCCAGCATCCAGCATTATCACAGTTCGTTATATTACTTGGTGGTGAATTAGGCATAGTGGCAGAATAAGATTTGCTCATATCATTACTAATGTAATTAGGTGTTTCATTGCTGATTACATTAGTCTCATTCAGACTTCCATCATCTAAATTATTTGATTTCTTACCTGATTCATAGGAATAATTATTTAATTTACTATTATTATAGCTATCGTATAGGGACGATGTATCTAGTCTAGGTGAGGTGGTTATATTTTTATCAATTATCTCTTGGAAACTAGGTCCTGTAAAATTGACTTGATCCTCCTTTCCATAGTTAGGGTTTGAAAATGGGTTATCGTTTTGGGGCTCTATTTCATATAAATTGCTACTCTCAGTGGGACTTGCATTTTGAATATTTACTGATTGTTCTCCTAATTTATTCTTTTGATAGTTTCTTTGATCTAAGATAATTTTTAAATTTGAAATTATAAATATAGAAAAAAACAAACCACCTAAAATGTATTTAGTAGTCTTTGTCATTTTGAAGCCCCCTCTAAGGTTAGACTAAAAATCCTTTAAATTAGAACATACATGGCATGCTATTAGGAGCGTACCATGACTGATTCTCAAAATAAAAATCCATTTGCTGATCCAAACTACGGTAAAGATTTAAATTCTAATGGGAATAGTAATCCTTTTTCTGATCCTGATTATGGAAAAGAACAAAAAAAAGGGATCAAAGGGCATCTACAGGATACTGGCTTATCTGCTTTAAAAGGTGCGGTTGCTGTGCCTGAATTGGCTGTTGGTATCATGGATGTCATGTCTGATGGTGCTGTAGGGAAAACACTTGAAAATAAAGATGGCGCTATAGGCTTTCGACCTAAAGAAGCTAAACAAGCTCTTGGTGATCTACATACAGACCAATATAAAGCACAACAACAAGAATTTGCTGATGCTGGTAAAGATGGAAATTGGGTAGATAAAGTCGTTGATAAAACAAAAGTTGCCTTAACAAACCCATCATTAATTGCTAATACCGTAGTTGAATCTGTACCTTCAATGTTAGCTGGTGGCGCATTAGGTCGCGCATCAGGTATAGCCAACCCCGTTGTTGCTGGCGCAGTTGGTGAAGGTGCAGTGATGGCAGGTAGCCAAGCTGAACAAATTCGCCAAGAGACAGTAGATGGACGCTTAACCGCAGATCAATCTTTAGCAGGTGTTGGTACAGGCGCATTGGGTGGATTGATTGGTTTTGCTGGTGGTCGTCTTGCGCAAAAAATGGGCATTGGTGATGTAGACACCATGCTCGTGACTGGACGAGCAGGCCCAGCAGATATTGCTAGCGAAATCGCTTCAATGCCTGCGAAGTCTTTACCTCGTCGTGTAATTGAGGGTGCAATTTCAGAAGGCTTTTTAGAAGAATTACCTCAATCAGTTTCAGAACAAGTCATACAAAATTTAGCCCTAGATAAGCCTTGGCATGATGGTATTGAAGATGCGGCTGTCATGGGAACCTTAGCTGGTATGGCAATGGGTGGTGCTGCCAATATCTTATCTGGCCATAACACAGGTACAGAATCCCAAGATAACCAACAACAATCAGGCTCACCTAATCTACCATCGGCACCTCCACAATTAGGCTCAAGTCCAGATAATGCTTTAACTGGCGAATATATCCCACGTGAAGATGTGTCACAGGGGGGTAACCAAGGCCGCACAGCTTTTGTTTATGATCAACCATCAATGGATGCTGATAATTTATTAAACAATAACGGCTTTGATTATGGCGGTGCAGCAAATGGTAATCCAACCAGTCCAGATACGCCACCAGCACCGAATGGCAACTATTTTGATGGTGATTATGGCAGTGAAGCAGCCTTTGATGATTTGTTGAATTCTGTACCACCAGCCAGCCAAACACCTTCACAGCAAATGGGGATTAATCCCAATGATGGGCCTATGTCATCTGCAGCAGCTTTGGCGGTGGATAGTGGTGCATCACCTGTTACTCCACAATTAGGATATGCAGAGCAACAGACACAAGAGCAAAGTAATGCGCCAATCAGTGATGCTGTACCGTCAAACTATCAATCATTATTGGGAAGTCAGAATAACGGACAGCCTTTTAATGCAGACCTTGAAGGCGCAACAGCACAGCAAGAAAATACACAAGCTGACAATGCAGGCAAATCAATTTCTCAACAGAATGACCTCAATGCAACGGATGCAATGGGTGGAGCAATTGAAACAGATACAGCGCAAACAGCAACAACGCAAACTGTTCAACCAATCTTAGGTCAAGATGGTAAAAACAAATGGTTTGGCACACAGGATAAAGCGCAAGCATTCATTGATAAGAAAAAATTAGGCAATGATTATCAGGTGGTACAGGATGGCAAGCGTTTTGAGATTCAGCCTAAAGCCAAATCTCAAGTTCAAGATGACGCATATTTTCAAAGTCAATTGGATCAACTCGATAAGCAACGCGCACAGTTTGAAGCGACTGGTGATTACGCAAGTGCCGAAAAAATTTACGATGAAATGCAAACAGTGGCGCGTGAATGGCAAACTAATCCAAGCACAGCCACACCTACAACCAAGCGAGCCGAACCATCTAAGGGCGCATCTGATAATGCTTGGGGGGATTTTTACAGAAAAAATCGCAACATGATAAGTGAAGAACTTTTCATGGGCGGTCATCAAGATCGCAATACGCTTGAAGAAGCTGCTCCTGAAATTAAATCACGTCATGCTCACGGTATGGCTAAGGCAACTCCTGCCGCTGCGGTTCGTGATCTGAAAGATATTTTAGAAAATGGCATAGATCAGAATCGCGGACAAGGGCGTTTGTTCACAGCACCTTTAAGTCAAGGAGAATTGACAGCCGAACAGCGTAGCGCAATGTCAGCATCAGGCACATCGTCAGGTAGTGCTTATAGTGATGGTGCTTTTACTTTGATTGCTAAAGAAGGTGTCGGGGATATTCGATCTGTGTCTGAAATTGATGCAGTCATGGTAAACAGTGCAGTACCTCAAGAAGTTGTGAATGGTTTACGCCAAGACTTTCCAAACATGAAGTTTGGGTATGCAAAAGAATTGCCTAGCTTGCTATCAGGCGGTAAACAGTCAAACAATGCACAAGCCCAAGTTACCGATCTTGAACAACAGCTTGCGAATGAAAAAAGCGTAGCGAAAAAGGCACAAATCCGTAAACAGATTACAGAGTTGCAAAACGGTTTGACAGAACAGGCGCAAAACACTGTAAGTTTGAATCAACCACAAAAGACTACTGTAGAAAACCTGAGTGGCGAATTAAAAAAAATAGAAGAATCTACTATCCGAATTAATGCAGTACGTCAACGTATACGTGAAGCAAATCCTGAAATTTTCACCGCTGAAAATGATCGTGTTCGTGAAACACATGGTTTAACCAATGCGCGTGTGACGATGATGGCTGACGAAATTGAAACATCAGGTAGTTATGAATTATCTGATCGTGAATACGAGAAGATCAAGAACAATCCGAATTACAAGATTGACTATGATGTGCGTAACTTCATGGGCAAGGTGACTGCGGTTAAGGACCCACATAGCGGTGAATGGGTAGGGAATAACGAACAGTCTGATTTAGATAATGCAGCACATGAAGCCGCAACAAGTGTTCATAATGATTTACCTGAACCAACTCAAGCACAAATTGAAGCTGGTAATTATAAAAAAGGTCACATCAAGGTACATGGCCTTGATATTGCTGTTGAAAATCCACGCGGTTCAGAACGTCGCGGTACTGATCCCAATGGGAAAGAATGGGCTCACACGATGAGCGACCATTATGGTTATATCAAGCGTACGAAGGGTGCTGATAACGAGCATATTGATACCTACATTGGTAATAATCCAGATTCCAATCAGGTATTTATAGTGGATCAGATTGACCAAGCATCAGGTAACTTTGATGAACACAAGGTTATGCTTGGGTTTAACAATCAGGAAGAAGCTACCACAGCATATAAATCCAACTTTGATAAAGGCTGGAAAGTAGGTCCTATCCGTAATATGGATATGGAACAGTTCAAAGACTGGCTTAAAAATGGGGATACCTCCAAACCTGCGACAGATAATAAGGCTAAATTACCTACGGCTTTGCGTGATCAACAACAGCCAAGCGATGAGGTGAATCAAAATAAAAGCATTTTACAAGATAATGAAGTTATCCATATCGAAGGTAAAAAGTCTGAAAGCGCAACCAAAAATGTAGTAGAAAAGTCTTTTGATAAAGCTGAAGGAAATTTAACTAAAGCTCAGTATGAAAAGATGCGTAACGGATTGATTGCTGATATTGAACAGGCAATTGCAATTGCACCTAATGAGGCAACAGAGAAAATTACGTTTGATGTTAAGGGTGATGGTAAGTTTAAAGTTCATAATGATAAGACAACTTTAAGCAAATTCTTAAAACAGGTTAAAGCCAATTCAGGATTTAAAGCACCGACCAAGCCTAAAAAATCCAATGGAATTACGGTAGGCAGTTTTAATGCAATCAATTCCATTAAGGCTATGCTTACTGATCAAGTTGATGAATACAGCATTTTTAATGCCTACCAAATGGCTCAAAATGCAGATATTCAAACGATCTTTGTCAAAGATCAGAGCAAAGTTGAACCTTATTTTGTGGTGGAACAAGTTACTGAAGTTGATGGGAATCCATTTTATCTTGTGTTACGCAAGGAAAAGCAGGGTACGAGTTTTTTAGTTGTCAGCCAATATGGTGGACGATTGGGCGATTCAGCCTCTTTAGCGAGTAAAGCGAAGGAAAATGGCTTAGCCAAAATTAATAAAAGTGGCCAAGAATTATTATTGAAAGCTTTGCGTGGTGAACGTGAACGCTTGAAAGATGTCACTCAGGAAAACCTGAAGACTCAGTTTGAACAGAAAATGGCTGAGGTATTTGGTGATGATGTGGAAAATACATCAAATGCCATACAGGATGAAGATGGGATTGAGCGTGTCCAGGATAATCGTTCTGATCGTAAAGAATCCATTCAGGACTTAGGTGAAAAAATTGGAGGTGCCCGAAAAGATACAGCAGTATCAACAGGGAAAGCAAAAAAAACCAAGTCAACAGATGACCGACCTACATGGGCAAAGCGATATACAGTTAGTGAAATTGTAACATCGACCAACTCAAATGAAATTGGTAAATGGGTCATTGAGGATAGTAAAAAAACAGATTGGAAGGGAATTCCTAAAAAACTTGGTACGTTTGATAGTGAGCAGGAAGCACAGGATATGCTACCTGTGGTTGCAGTTGGCTTGAAACATCGGATATATGCACGACGTGATGGTAAGAGTGGGTTTGAAATTTGGAGACAGATCAGTGATGTAAAACGTGTCAAAGTGGTTAATCAGGTGTTTGATACAAAACAGGATGCTCAAACTTATTTGATTAAAAACGCAACCAACATTCTTGAAACCAGCACCACATTTGGCGAGTTGGATTTGCCACGTCCTGAAAATACAGTGCGCAGGGGTACTGAGCGTCGTAAAGGTGATGCCAAAGATACCGATTTTATGAAAGTGTTTGGCTTTCGTGGTGTTGAATTTGGAAATTGGAATAACCAAGAAGAACGCCAACAATTGCTTAATGACGCCTACGATGGCTTACTTGATCTTGCTGAAGTATTGAAAATCCCCGCAAAAGCAATCAGTTTAAATGGTGATTTGGCATTGGCATTTGGTGCACGAGGACAAGGTTTAAGTAGTGCACGTGCACATTATGAGCCTGCAAAAGTGGTGATAAATTTAACTAAAATGAATGGTGCTGGTTCACTTGCGCATGAATGGTGGCACGCTTTTGATCACTATCTAGCACGCCAAGATGGTATTGCATCTGCTAAGTGGGTTGTGGATGCTGATGGTACACGTAGCTTAAAAATATCAAATAATAGTAAAGACCGCATGGTGAGTCATGGTTTCTCTTATCGAAATTCAGGCGTGCGAGAAGATGTTCGCAATGCCTATACTGATTTAATGAAAACTATGTCCACAAAAGCTGAGCAGTATGTAGAAGATGTGCAGGCGGTGGATAAATTTGTAGGTCAAAGTCGGGATAGAGTGAAAGAGCAGTTGGATTCATTGAGGGAGGAGCTATCTCGTCAACGTGATCCAAAATATTATAAGCGTCATAACAAGCCAGCCAGTGCTGAGCAGTTGGTTGTATTTGATACAATTTCACAGAAGTTGATCAATGGCGAGTTGCTCGAAACAGAATGGCGAACTGATGTAAAAAACAAATCTGCACGTGGGATATTTTCAGGAGCTCGTTGGAGCAATGATGCTTTAGAACAGTTAGGGGAGATTTATAAATCAGTACGTGGGCGTTCTGGTTTTAGTAAAGATCAAGATGCAGTACTGGATCGTTTGCGTTCAGCTATGAACAGTTATGCAAATCGCCTGAAAATGTTAGCTGATGCGCAAAAAGAAGTTAGCAAGACTAGGAAAATACCTACTAAATTTGTGATGGATGCCAGAAATCTTGATGAAGGACGCGGTTCTGATTATTGGACAACTCCGCATGAATTGAGTGCACGTGCGTTTCAGGGGTTTGTTGAGGATAAGATTTCTGAAAATAATGGACATAGCCCATTTTTAAACCATGCACCTGAAAATGCTGCGATAGAAACGCCATGGGGGTGGATGCGCCCATATCCGCATGGTGATGAGCGTAAAGCAATCAATGCAAAGTTTACTGATTTGGTTGATACACTAAAAACAGAAGAAACCGAAACAGGGATTAAACTTTATAGTCGTAACAAATTAAAACCTGATGAAGATCGTAAAGGTGCATCACCATTATCAACTTTATTCTCTCCGCTTTCTGTAAATGTCGTAGATCGGCTTGTAACGGATATACTCTCTAGGATTACGAAAGGGAACGCGCCAAGTAAATCTAATCGTGGGATCAACGGGATAGTACAGCCCAAATTTCCTTACATTATTGTTGAATCGTTTGAGACTTTGCCAGAAGCGATACAGCAGGAAAACTATTACCAAGATGAAGATGGCAATACTAAACGTTATGATGTAAGTGCTGTTTGGCATAAAGGTACACTTTATATTAATGCTGGAGATATCCAAGGAAATCATAATACACAACAAACCACTTATGAAGCATATGAAGAAGTTATATTGCATGAAGTGGTTGGGCATTTTGGAGTTCAACAATTATTTGGTCAAGATTATAAGAAAAAATTTCAACAACTTTTTAATGCACTTGGTGGTATAGAGGGGATTCGTAAAATAGCCAAAGATAATGGTGTTGATATGAATCAATTCGATAATTCATATATAAAACCATTTAAAAAAGGTGTTGAGGAAGGTTATTACGATCCATTAGATGCTCAGCAAGCAACGGTCAGTGAGCTATTTGCATTTATTGCCCAAAATGCTAAGTCACGTCCTTTTGTGCGTCAAAAGCTAAAAGAAGTTATTGGATATATTCGCCAATGGTTCCGTGAGCGTGGTTTTGATAAATTCCTAGCACGTTACAATGACGCTGATTTAATGATGTTTTTATCAGAAGCTCGTAAGGCTGTAATCGATCAAAAATACTTTGGAAAATTTAAAGATCAGAAAATTGCGAATAATAAAAATGATTCAGACCAACCTTTATATAGCCGTAAGCGTGAAAATAGCACAGGCATAAACGTTCAGCAGGTTCGTGATGTACTGGTTGATCGCTTTGGTAAAGAGACCATTGATGAGCTTGAACGACAAGGTAAGCTTGAAATTATTCAGGATTATCAGGTTGAAGGTGTTGAGGGCTTCTATTACAACGGTAAAGCAGTACTTGTTGCATCAAACCTAACTGATCAAAGTGTCATACCAACATTCCTACATGAATTGGGTGGTCATGCAGGTTTTCAGAATATGATGACTCAAAAGCAATACAATGAATTGATGAATCAATTTAATAAATTGGTTGATCAGGGCAATCCTGTTGCTATGGCTGCAAAATTACTTGCGGAACGTGAACAAGGTTCTGAGCGTCAACATCTAGAGTATTTGCCATACCTATTAACACTCTCATCAACTATGCAACAACGTAATGTAGTACAGCGTAATGCACTACAAAAACTTATAAACAATTTAGTGACGTATGTTAAAGCAACGCTATTTGATAATTTTGGAATAAATCTCAACCTCAATCCAAATGACATAGTTGCACTTGCTGAGCGAATGATTGAGAAATCCTCATATAATGCTGAAAATGCTACTTCACCTCTGTATAGTCGTCAGTTTTTTGATAATACAATCAATAACTTAAGTGAAAGTATTAAACATTTATCTGCAAAGTCTATCAAGGATAAAACAGGTTATAAATTTACGGATTGGCTAGGTATTGGATTATCAGCCTTAGGTCGTCGACAACTTACTGAAATTTACAGCAAAATTTTACCGCAGTTAAACAAATATAATGAATTGGCTGCTCAAATGGATGCTGATAAGAACGATGCTGGTGCTGAAGCTGATAGTATCGTGCGTGAATGGGCAAATTTAAACGATGAAGATCAACTTGCAGAGTTAATGCATGATTCGACTTTAGCAAAAATTGACCCTACAAAGCCTTATGTGAAAGGGGACAGTGTTTCCAGATATAAGCAATTACGTGATGATTACAATTCATTATCACCTGAAGCTCAGGCAATGTATTTAAAAGCACGTGATGCCTATAAAAAGCACTATGCAAAAGTACATCAAGCAATTAAAGAGCGCATCTTACGATCAGAACTTTCTAGTCAAAAGAAAGCTGATTTACTTAAACAGATGGATGATAACTTCTTCGGTTATGTCAAAGGAGTATATTTCCCATTGGCTCGTTTTGGTAAATATGTTGTGGTGATGCGTAATCAAAATGGTGAAGTTGAGAGCGTTAGCCGTGCTGAAACCATGGGAGAAGCACAAAGTCTACGATCAGAATTAATGCAAAAATATCCTCATTATAAAACTGATCGAGTCGTGTTGGATAAAGAGTTTAATGCTTCTCGTGATGCCGTTGGCCGTGGATTTATGACTAACCTATTTGCTGAGGTTGATAATCTTGGATTATCCACAGCTGAACAGGCAGAATTTGAAGACACTTTAAGTCAATTATATCTATCATCTATGCCTGATTTATCCTGGGCAAAACATGGTATCCATCGAAAGGGTACTGCTGGATTCAGTCAGGATGCTCGTCGTGCATTTGCTCAGAATATGTTTCATGGCGCAGGTTATCTTGCCAAATTGCGATATGGTGATCAGTTGGCACAGCAGCTTGATGATATGCAGAAATACGCATCTGAACAAAGTAAGCTTAATGATAGTTATGATCAGCCGACAGCTCAACGTGTCATTGATGAAATGAACAAACGTCATGACAACTTAATGAACCCTAAAGGGCATCCTTTATCAAGTGCATTAACCAGTTTGGGCTTTATTTATTACCTGGGGCTATCACCAGCAGCGGCTATGGTCAACTTATCGCAGACAGCATTGGTTGCATATCCGATCATGGGTGCCAAATGGGGTTTTGACAAAGCAGCTAATGAGTTACTGAAAGCATCCAATGATTTTAGGAAGGGTGTAGAGTTTCATAAAGTGAAGTGGGAAGGCTCAAAGACTGACCTTTACAAAACGATTAGTTCAGATATTTCTAAATTCCTAAGTAAAGATGAAAAACAGGCTTATGAAGACGCTGTGGCACGTGGTGTGATTGACGTAACTCAGGCACATGATTTAGCTGGTATAGCCCAAGGTGAAGATAGTGGAATTATGTGGAAAACACGCCCGATTATGCGTGCAGCAAGTGTCATGTTCCATAGTGCTGAACGATTTAACCGTGAAGTCACTTTTATTGCAGCATATCGTCTAGCACGTCAATCAGGTGAAAAGCATGATTCAGCATTTGATCAAGCTATGGATGCTACATACAGAGGGCACTTTGATTACAGTTCTGGAAACCGCCCACGTATCATGCAAGGTAATGTTGCTAAAGTTCTTTTACTGTTTAAACAGTTTGGTCAGAACATGGTTTACACATTGGCTCGTCAGACATATCAGTCAATCAAAGGTGAAACGGAAGCCGAACGAAAAGAAGCTCGTAAATCACTTGCTGCTATTTTGGCAATGCACGCAACTTTTGCTGGTGCGCTTGGGCTGCCTATGGTTGGGATGTTGTTGTCAGTTGCATCATGGATGGGTGGAGATGACGATGACCCTTGGGATGCTGAAGTTGCATTACGGAACTATCTTGCCGAAGCATTTAACCCAACCATTTCAAATATGCTAATGAAAGGTGCGCCACGTGGTATTGGGGTGGATATTTCTGGTCGCGTTGGTATTAATAATTTACTGTTACCAGATGTACAAGAAGGGTTAGAAGGGAAAAAGTGGTGGGATTCAGCATCAGCAGCAGCTTTAGGGCCTATTGGTGGGATTGGGGCGAATGTCGCAAAAGGCGCACAGGAGATTTCAGAGGGGCATAATCTACGTGGTGTGGAAAGTATGCTGCCAGTGTTTCTTAAAAACTTTGCAAAAGCATATCGTTATGCTGATGAAGGTGTACAAGACAAAACTGGTGTATCTATCATGGATGAAGTTAGTTCAATGGATTTACTTGTCCAAGGTATGGGGTTCTCACCATCTGATATACGGACTGCTTATGAAGGTAAATCGGCAGTTTATCAACTTAACCGAAAGCTCAATGAGCGTCGTAGTCGATTAATGGCGCTGTGGTCAAGAGCAAAAATGATGGATGACCAACAAGAGATGGATGAAATTTGGGAAGAAATTCAAGGTTTCAATGACAAAAATCCATCACGTCGTATTACCAAAATCAACCTCAATCAAAGTTATCGTAATCGCCAACGTCGTATTGATCGCGCAGAAGATGGTGTTTATTTGCCGCGTAATCGCCAAGATGCACGCGATGCTGGTTATTTTGCTTTTGGTGAATAATTAGTGATAGAAAAGCCACCTTATGGTGGCTTCTTTAATCTTCTATGTTTTATAACTTAGTTACACTGCATTTGCCCACCAACACTTTGGCATACACCACCAGTAGATGGAAAATATGTATCACCTGCACCACGATTATAACGAGTACCATCCGACCCCCAACAGCCAGCACCATCACAGTTGGTTATTGTGGATGGTTGACGTTGTGGCATAGGTGCAGAGTAGGAGTTGCTGGAAGTTGAGTAATCATCATAGTACGTTCTTGGGCTAGAGTAGGTATCACTATTTTGATAATAATCGTTTGAAATTCGAGAACCAGTATCCTCGACAGGGCGTGTGCGATAAACATACTTGTCGCTATTGCTGTCATCATATGAATGATAATTGTAAGAAGGATTTTTTGTATAGGAATAGGTTGATGCAGTTGCTAAATTACTATTCTGTACTTCTTGTTGATGTGGTGTGGTTGTTCCATTATCCCAACCAGTTTGTTCTTGAGATTGATTTGTTGATTTAGCAGTACTCCAATCCATTTCCCAAGGTTTTTGCTGTGCATTCTCTCCTGCTAATTCTTCATCAGTTTTGCCATAAAACGGCTTTAAAGTTGGCTCTGTTTTTTGCTGTGCATTCTCTGCCAAATGATTTGGCTTTGAAGATTTTGGAGCAAAAGAAAAAAATGCAACAAGGACGATAGTAAACGCTAATAAAAAGAATATTAAACCATTCTTATTTTGAGTTTTCATATCCCCACCAAAAAATTAATAATTATATGAAATTACGATAGATTAATTTTAGAGCAGTATCAACCCCCTGTAAGGTTCGCTAAATAACCGCCTTTAAATAAAACTCTACGAAATAAAGTAGAGTTTTATTTCGGGGCAAGTTATGCAAGAAAACACAATTCCATGGATCATCAAAGTTGTGCCTGCCGTAGTGGGGGCTATTCTTGCCCTGGTATTAAGTGGTGATATTGATAAAAACGGAAAAATTCAAGTTTCTTTGGGTGTTATAGGCAAGTTTTTATTCAGCGTTTCAGTCAGCCTTTATGGCGGTTCAGCATTTATTGAATATTACGAATTATCAAAATATTCTCACATGGCTCAAGGCTTTGTGATGCTTATGTTTGCAGTTTTTGGATTATTAGGGATTGGCATTCTTTATCAGTCCATTGCACTGATGCAGGGTAAGCCCTTATCTGAAGTTATTAGTGAGGTCAAAGCTGCCTTTATTTCAATACTTAGTAATGGTAAAGGCGGGAAAAATTGATGAATACTCTTGATATTACTAAGCTTCAAAAAGCCGTTGGCGTGAAAGATGATGGAATTCTTGGACGTAATACTTTAACCGCAGTATTCCGAAAGCTTGGCGCTTCACAGAGCCGCGCTGAAGAACTCGGTCTTGCTGCCAATGTTCATTTTCGCACGTATGGCATCCTAGACAATTCACTTCGCTTTATTCACTTCTTAGCACAGCTTGCACATGAGTCTGGCAACTTTCGTTATATGGAAGAAATTGCATCTGGTGCAGCGTATGAAGGCCGAAAGGATCTGGGCAATACGCAAACAGGGGATGGCAAGCTATTCAAAGGACGCGGACCAATTCAATTGACTGGTCGTGCCAATTATCGCAGATACGGTCAGCAGATCGGCATCGACTTTGAAAACAATCCTGAAATTGTGGCAATCCCAAGTGTAGGCTTATTGGTCGCTTGCAAATTTTGGTCTGATAATGGCTTGAATGCATTAGCAGATCAAAATGATGTAACCACGATTACTCGTCGTATTAATGGCGGTTTAAATGGCTTTGATGATCGTAAAAATAAACTTTCTATGATTAAAGGGTGGTTTAAATGATTGATGCTGTGTTAGGTAAATTTTACAAATACATTATTTTAGGCTTGATGATATTTATCTTTGGATATGTTTTTTATGCCAATTCTCTTGCTGGGAAATTGGCAAATGCTGAAAAAGTTAAAACTAAAGCAGTAGCTGATGCTATTAAGCCTTATCAAGATGCAATTGATCAGGCTCAAGAGGAAAAAGCCGCCATTATGCAAACATGGTCAGCTAAAATTATAGAGGTAGAACAAAATGCGATTAAAAAAATACAAGATGCGAATGCTGCCGCTCGTAGTGCTGACTTGGCTGCTAGTGGGTTGTCAAAGCAACTCAGTGAAGCCAACAAACGTTTGTCCAGTGCTCCCAAGCAAACCATCATTAACTACACCATTGCCAACTCAGAATTACTCGAAAGTTGCACAACAGAATATACAAAAATGGCAGAAATTGCAGATGGACACGCAATTGATGTCAGGCGACTAAATGAAAGTTGGCCAGAACTAAATAAAACCCTCAATTGAGGGT